GGTGTTTGTGCTGACAGCAACGGCGCCGAGATTACTTGTGCTAATCGTAGTTGCTCCAAGATTAGTTGTGCTAATCGTAGTGAAAACATTAAGGGTGTTTGTACTGACAGCAACAGCTCCAAGATTACTCGTGCTAATCGTGGTTGCTCCAAGATTAAGTGTGCTAATCGTAGTGAAAACATTAAGGGTGTTTGTACTGACAGCAACAGCTCCAAGATTACTCGTGCTAATCGTGGTTGCTCCAAGACTAGTTGTGCTAATCGTAGTGAAAACATTAAGGGTGTTTGTGCTGACAGCAACGGCGCCGAGATTACTTGTGCTAATCGTAGTTGCTCCAAGATTAGTTGTGCTAATATTATTAACAGCAGCGAGGTTATTTGTACTCAGATTATTAACCACCACAAGATTACTTGTACTCATACGAAGTGTTGAAATCATATTAGATGCGTCGATACTCGAAATAGTGAGACTTGACACAGCGACAACAGAACCAAACATAGTTGATGCAGTAAAGCTCGATGCCGTGACATTCGACCCAAATAGGGTCGATGAGTTCAATGTTGAACCCTGTAATGTACTCACAGTTAATGTTGATACTACACTATTCATTCCAAGAATCGTCGATCCATATAGCGTAGAGTGTACTGTAATCGTACTAGCAGTGATAGCATTTCCTACCATCGTAGAAAATGCGATCTGACTCGTCGAAATAGAGATGGTGCTCATGCTGGATCCTGTGATACTTGAATTCGTAACGATTGTACTAGCGGTGATAGCATTTCCTATCATTGTAGAGAATGTGATCTGACTCGTCGAAATAGAAATGGTGCTCATGGTGGATCCTGTGATGCTTGAATTCGTAACGATTGTACTAGCGGTGATAGCATTGCCTACCATCGTAGAAAAGAAGATCCAACTTGTTGACATTGTATTCGTATGGATAGAAGAAGCCGTCATCATAGAATTTACCGTCAACGTATTGAGTGCCATGGCATTTGTAATCACTGTGGAAGCCGATATCGTAGAATTCAATATCATCGTATTACCCGTCATGGTAGAAAAGACGATCTGGCTGGTTGACATCGTATTCGAATTCATAGAGGAAGCCGTCATCGTAAAATTTACCGTCAAAGTATTGAGTGCCATCGCATTTGTAATGACGGACGACGCCGATATCGTAGAATTCAATACCATCGTATTACCCGTCATGGTAGAAAAGACGATCTGGCTGGTTGACATCGTATTCACATGGATAGAAGAAGCCGTCATCGTAGAATTTACCGTCAAGGTACTTACCGCCATGGCGTTTGTAATCACGGTGGATGCCGACATCGTAGAATTCAATATCATCGTATTTCCCGTCATCGTGGAAAAGACGATCTGGCTGGTTGACATCGTATTCGCATGGATAGACGATGCCGTCATCGTAGAATTTACCGCCAAGGTACTCACCGCCATCGCATTCGTAATCACTGTGGACGCCGACATCGTGGAATTCAATATGATCGTATTTCCCGTCATCGTGGAGAAAACGATCTGGCTGGTGGATAGTCTGTTTGTATTCATAGAGGAAGCCGTCATCGTAGAATTTACTACAATCGTACTCGCAATGAAAGAATCACCTACCATCGTTACAAACCCCATATTATTTGCTGTCATCGTTCCGCTTGTATTCGATGTAAACGTACTAATGGTGGATCCAGTTGCTGTTTTAAAATATAAATTGGTCGCAATCAAGTTATTTCCCACGGTTAGATTTTGATTCATGTACACATTGGGAGTCTGGAATTCAATGGTACTTCCTGTACTCGCATAAAAGGATCTTGTCGCAGTAATACTTGATAGACTGATGGTACTCGTATTGATCGTTTTTCCTGACATCGTAATAAATCCCATATCCACCGCCGTCAATTGTCCACTCGTGTTCGATGTAAAGGTACTAATAGTAGAACCCGTTGCCGTCGAGAAAAACAAATTCTGTGCCACCAAATTATTCGCCACATACATGTCATGACTTACATTCACCATCGGTGTTGAAATACTAAGAATTGATGATGCAGCCATATATAATACATTGCTGCTAATCGTAGACACGGTAATTGAACTTGTATTAATTGTTTCACCCGTCATGCTAATAAATCCCATATCCACTGCCGTTAATTGACCACTTGTATTTGATGTAAAAGTACTAATGGTAGAACCCGTTGCTGTCGAGAAAAACAAATTCTGTGCTACCAAATTGCGTGCCACGTACATATCTCTGCTTACATTCACCATCGGTGTTGAGATACTGATGATATTGGGGGCATTGATATATAATGTAGTGCTACTAATGGTTGATACATTTAGCATACTACCGCTTGCATTCGTGAAAAAAAAATTGGGAGCAGTTAAATTATTGGTGATTCTTACAGTAGTTGCATTCATTGTAACCATCTGGTTCGTATCTGTTGCGATAGGTCTGATCGTCGAAATCGATAACGTATACGATGTCACATCAATCACTGAGTTGAGATCACCAAAAATAGAAGAAACGATAGAAGAGATCTCATTTACGACATTGTTTGTCGCAAATGCTCCCAAGTTAACAGGTGAATAAGGAGAAACAAGGAACGGATTGTTATTATTAGAGGCAAAGTTATCGCCACTTTTTTTGGCTTCCTTTTTATAACGATCTTTTTCGAGGTAGGTCGTTTGTGCCATTGCTTCTATCCTACTGGAATTTCTTTATATTATGGATCTAAAGAAAAGAAAAGAACCGGTAGATAGAATGAGTCGGGCCCAACGGGAAACCACTTATTATCAACCCTATGATTCCAATACGGACCTTGATTCGGAGACGGATACGGATCTGGACTCTGATACCGATTCCACAGAAGATGTCCGTATTCGCCGTGAACAGGATCCACGCTATGCCATTTTGGTTGCCCCTGGTCCCAATCTTGCCGCTCAAAACACCACCATTAATCCCATTGATGTCGGTGCACCATGGGACGAAACCACCAATATTCGTTCCCTTGCGGATCACGTCTATTTGGATCCCCCCAAAACCACCAAGACGAGTCTGGTCAGTATCAAATCAACGGATCGTGATACGAATGTCTTCCCTACCCCCTTTCGATTTCAACTCAAACTTCCCCGTGTCTATAAAGACGTCACCAAGTTTCAACTCGTACAAATGTCCTTTCCTAACGGTGCCAACAACGTTATCCCTAATAATTTGTTTACCTCTAGTTTGGTGCTCAAACTCTTGGCACAGGGTGTTCCTTCCTCCTGTCTTAGCACGTGTGTATCCGTCATTGATTGTTCACTTGCTTCTCATTCGCTTGGTGTAGCAGAACAGGGGCGACTCACACCTGCTGGCGAGCCCCTCTTGGGAACCATCACTATCCCTCATGGGAATTATAACGAGTCACAAATGGCATCTGAACTTACGTTTCGAGCCAATTCAACCCCTCCTATGAATCTTGTTTCCTATGAAGATTTCAAAGACGTATTCATGAATACAAGGGATATTTCCATTCTATTCAATGAGCCTGGCAATTCTTATTACTCCGCTATTACAAATGCGCGATATCATGCTCATACCAAAGAGAATATCATGAATACGTATTATACCCAGCAACACATTGATATTCTACCCGAGATTACAGAATCCGTCGCCTACGTGGCGTATTACTTTCCTATTCTGAAAGAAATAGTGGCATCGGGTCGTTCTCAGCCCTTTCTTCATTCGGATTCGCTTTCTCATAATGATATCGTACAGGTGGTGATGGGACCCTTTCAGGGGTTCGATAGCCCCATCTATTTGGCCTTATGCCAACAGAATCAGGGGACACTTGATTCTTATCGACGTCATCTTACGTTTGAGGTTCGAAATATTAACAATTATACATGGGTCTACAATTCGAATGAGCGACGTTATACGACTCTTCATGATACTCTTCATCCATCAATTCAGCGCGACCTATCCAAACAGTATGAGTTCATTCTCCAGCAAGAATTATCCATGTCCGATCTTAATCATTATTCCTTTCAGACGCTCAAGTCGAATTTGATCGGATACCAGTCGATTTTGACTCATATGGAACGTGTTTTGAGTAGTGTCTTCGGAAACTATTCGCTCGCGTCGGGTTATTCCTATTCAGGTGGTTCGACCCATATTACTTCTGGTTCTACCTTTCACGCAGCGGATTTGTCAAACGATTTGGATTTCTCGGGCATGTTCTGTTACACCAGTACCATGGGTAGAATCTTTAATAATTGCGCAGGAGTACGTATGACGTTTACGAACTTTATGGATTATCACAGCACGATGTCGAGTTATTATCATATTGTACAAAGCACGTCGCAGACCATTTCTTCCATTCATGGCACGGTTTATCGTGATTATCATATGTTCGTCTCCTCCAAATATACAGGCGTATTACCCTCTTCGATGATTGCGAATCGAACCTACTTGTCGAATCAAAGCGTTCCTGTTGCATTCGTGACCGATCAAACGATGTATGTTCCAGGTCAAGCGGTTCCCTTACAAACGCTACAGACGTTACAGCCTCATACTACTATCGTTGGGTCACAGTCTATTAACCCTCATCAAGGGTCCGTTAGGAGTACGAGTTGTATTTCGACATGCTGTGCCGTTCTTCAAAACATGGTCAATTCGTGGTATTCCTGTGTCCCTGTGAATACAGTCATTAATTCATTGACCTATCGTCTTGGACTGTTGAATATGAAACCCACTCAGTTTAGTATCTTGAGTACCGTTGCACAGATTACTTCTACGACGAACATGAATTTCTTGATGCAAATCAATGATGAACAAGGATTTAATAATATGGATCTGACCATGCCTGAAAATTATAATGTCAGCAACGAAGGAACGGGTCAGGTGAAATTCGTTTCAGGTAAAATTCTCATGGCAGATATTGGAAACACAGGTGTGTCTCAGACCGTCATTCAGAACCCGTCGATCTTTGAAAATGCGTTGGGTAAATTAGACCGTCTTGATTTTAAAATCTATTACGACGATCATGCGATGACACCTGCGTGGCTCTATATGCCCTACTTTCTGAGTCTGAACGAGTGGAATGCGACGTTTCAAATCGACGAACAAGTCGGATTTGCCAGCCAGGATTCAGGATGGGGCAAGCGACCTACTGTGGCAGTACCTACCAATCCCGATTCGACGCCCTATTTGTACTATACGCATAAGGATAACCCTAACAACTAAGGGCTTTTTTAACGGCTTTGCCGTGACGCGGCCTATCAGCCCGAAGGGCCTTATGGTCGCTTGAAAAAGTGAGCAAAAAGCTAGGACAACCTTTAAAATTTCTAGTATTATAGTTTTGCGGACTTTTGTATAAAAGTCCAGTTTTTTTTAAAAAGTCCTAAGTAATGAGCCAGCCTCCCTCCCCCTTCGTCAGTCAGTACCCTTTTCAAAATGTGGAGGGCAATCTCTTCCCTCCTGTCTGTCTCAAAACCCATTGGGATCCCACAAAAATGCTCAGTCACATCATCCCACAGCAGCGTGTGACGTTACCCGAATCGTTCCGTCCATGGGTCAAAGTCTGTAAAAACTACGTCACCAGCGCGCCCGCTATCGCCGCCCCCATGCCTCCGAAGGACATGGTATTCCCCACAGGCGGTTCCTTTTATCCACCCGGTCGTTATGCCGCCGCCATTGATAAAGAGTCATCCCTCCGCACTCTTGATCAGCCACTTGATTCATGGTGCTCTACCTCTCAATACATTCCCAAGCAATCCAGTGACCTCTATCAAAGCGGAAGCACCCTGCCCGATCGCAAACAGATTTCTAACTCGTTTGTCTCCGAACTGGCGATGCCCAAGGCGCTTCTTCGCATCGATGGATATACCTGCCGCACATCAAACGATACGGCTTACTTTGAACGCAGCGCTCGTCTCTTCAATAACCCCACCAAACAGGACCGTTATGGTGCGCAGAAATATTATGCGCACAAGGACGGGCTTCCTCAGGGCGAGCCCATGCCACACGGAGGTGTTCCCTCCGTTCCCAAGACGGTTCAAGCCGCCAAAGCACGTGGTCCCTTTACACAACCTGGTGGTTCTCTTCCTGCCCATCACCCCATGGCCCGGCATGCGTTAAAAGAGCACGCTCTTCGCACGGCTACACAAGATGATACTTCTGTTCTAGGTATTGCCACAAGTGGCTCAGCTGCTCGCGTATGGTAGGCGACACCTCATATTGTAAGATGAGTCCCGTTGCCACATTCAGAAAACCGATCGAATCGAGGGCCCGATCAAATGTCTCTTCATACACATACTGTTTCAAGAGCAATCGGATCTTGTCCTCCTGACTCGGCACAAAACTCGGATCAAAAAAGACATCATACGCACATTTCTCCGTCAAAATATCAAATTGGATCGGTCGTATCCCCTCCACCTCAAACAGAAAATGAAACGTCGGATTCTCCTGAGTGGCCATCCAGATCGGTAACGCTTTGGATAGCGCATGCGCAATGGTTTGTTGTTCTTCTTGTTGTAATAGCGGAACAATCGACACATATTGATACAGCGGAATGTTTCTCCCTTCCACCACCATGGGAATCGCCGCCATTCTCCACATGTCTCCCATAATGTCCGCCGTTTTCTTGGTCGGATCGATCAGGTTGTGCCAACTCGTCAATACGTCCGGTCTCAACTCTGTCGGCACTGAATTTCGTACAACGCCAAAGGAGAATTCGTCGAGATCAAATCCCTTATATCGTAGGGGCCGCAGTTGACCACGGATCTTGGCCAAAATGACAAGAGCATGACACATATCCTGTGTCGACCAGTTCAGATGTGGTAGTTTGCTTTGAACGTATTGTTCCAGCTGTGCATATTCCACGGCCGGCATTTGTTGCGTGTGTTTCATAAACTTACGAACCAGATGCTCGAATTCTGCCTCGTGTTCTTCCCAGAAGGCAATATCTTCTCGATAGATTCGCAGGGTCAACAATCCTTCTTGTATTTCGGGTGTACAAAGTTCGTGGAGTTTGTTCTGATACATGGCGCACTCTCGCAAGGTCACGAGGCGCAACATTTCGAACCATGTTTCTCTCACATCATGCGTTTTGACCCATTCAGGGAGTGAAAAGAACTGTCCAAACTGGAAAATCGATTCGGTGATCTGCCGTTCGATGCGCGGCACATCGCCTTGATCACGCAACGTATTCCAATCCGCACCGTCTAGTCCACGTAGCATCTCCTCGATATTCATGAGTCCCGTCGTACCCTCCACGGTGCTGAGTTTGAACGATGCCACATTATGATATCGAAGAAACGGGCGTGGGATTTCGCGAACAAAGCGCGAGAGGGAACGTTCTTGTTTGGAATACGTAAGATACAGGGCCTTCTTCGCACGGGTCACTCCTACATAAAAGAGTCGGCGTTCACATACAATGTCGTCGTCCGATTTTCGTGCTGGAAAGACATCATCGTGAAGATTCATAAAAAACACCACATCCCATTCTAGACCCTTACTGGCATGGATCGTGGCAAGTGTGATCCGTTTCTTGGTTTTCGTACTCGAATCAGGGTTATAACTCGTACATAGTTGATAAGGAAGACCACGTAGATGGAGTCGCTCTTCAATCCGAAACAGATCCGAATTGTATCTCGAAAGAACCGCAAACGTAAATGTGGGTAATTGACGGATCATCTTTTCCAGCGATTGAACGATCCAATCCCATTCATCCGATGATCGAAAGAAATAATGAACCTCTGGTTTTCTGCCTCCTTTTGTATTCGCCATCATCTTTTCCTTGAATGGCAGCGTAGGGATGAATCGCATGACCGAATTAGCGATCGTCACGATCGCTTCACTGGATCGATAATTCCGACAAAGCTGATAATCTTGTACATTCTGAAGATGATCATGAAAGTTTAGGATGAAATCGACGGATGATCCCCGCCATGTATAAATATTTTGCGCATCATCGCCTACAATGGTCATAGTCGTGTGCGGATGATAACATCGTTTTAGAATCTGCCATTGAATCTCGTTAATGTCTTGAAATTCATCCACGATGATCGTTCGAAACCGTTTGGACCACTGTTTTCCTTGATCCGTTTCGAGCCATTTTACAAGACGGTAGGGTAGTTCGTCGATAAAGGGTTGATCCACCACGCAATGTGGCGCTTGTTCTCTTAAAATCCTTGAACTCAGCGCATGAAAGGTTCCTGTGTAGAGATTGACATCACCGATCAGCCGATGAACACGATGGATCATTTCTTGTGCGGCGGATCGACTAAAAGATACGAGCAGAATCTTGCTTGGATCCCATCCATATTCCTCTACTAAGTAGGCAATTCGTGCAGTGATCGTGGTGGTTTTCCCTGATCCGGCAGAAGCGAGAATGCGTTGATTTTCAGTGGGTGGACTCGTTACGACTCGAAATTGTTCCTCATTTAATTCGACAGAGCCCTTTGAGAACTCAAGAGTTGTCATGTTATGTTATGATGGGCTGGATGGTTTAGATCTGTAATAGAACGTGTATGCGGATAAATGGGAGTTCCAACAAAAGGCATGACTACTAGAGAATGGAGGCACTATGTCATACCGTTCGCACACATTTATCAGGCGTACATGGTCTTCCCTCCCTGCGTCTTCAAAATCATCTCTACGGTTGTTATCTTTTATTGGAAGACATCGTTCAGAAAAACGTGACACTCGCTGGGACCACTGTTCAACGTCAGCATGGTACCTTTGATCTGAATAAGCAATTTGCGGAGATTGGCCTTCGTTATGGATTTGCGATGGATATACAGCTATTACTCGTCCCTTGTCCTTCTGATTATCAAGCCGCATGGGTTCACATCTTTACGACGATGACTTCCTTGGAAGAGGTCGATACGCTAGAGGAGACTATAAACGAAATTATTCAAGAAGTGGTTCCCGCAGAAGAGGGGTTTTTTGTCAGTACTGCTGAAACGGGTACACTTCCTCCACAATGGGTGGATCGTGCCTTGACGCTTCTTCTACCACCTACTAGCGCAGCAGTGAGTGTCAATACGGATGTCATTGTCACTGGAGAACCCAAAAAAGAGGATCCGGTAAAACCGACACTTACTATCGCCTCTCTCCTGGAAAAGCACAAAGACAATCCAAAGCGTATGTTTGCATCCACTCGTCGAAAGAAATTTGTTCCTCCGAAGAGAATCCTTTCGACAACGCGTCGTTCTACCAAAATCACTGTGTAATAAACGTATTGTTTTGATATGGAGAAGAGAATAGGGCTCCAATGGAGATACTTTTAGTTCTCGGTGTGATCTTTGTGATTCTCACCTTTTTTTATAAACAGGCCGTTTGTGAATTCCGTGTCAATCAAATCGAATGGACACAAAAAGAGAATCTCTCCACCTTACTACATGAAAAAATACCCCTCGTGGTTCGTTCCCTTCCCCCCGCTACCTTTTGGAGTGTGGAAGATGTCCTATCAAGAGAATGTTATGCGAATATTCCGATTTTCCAAGAAATAAGCCTGGTCGAATGGGTCTCTCATGCCAATGATCAATCCGTGTGCCCCTGGAAATATCAACAGGCTGAAAAGATTGCCGCCATATCAGGAATGTCTGTCTGGGCTACCAAATGGCTTCATCCTGTTATCATTTCTCGGTGGTTGAAGGGATGGTGGTATCCTCGTTATCATTGTTGGGCAGGCGCAGTAGGATTGCGGAAAACCATCGCTACATGGACCTATCTCTTTCCCGTCGATGGTGATATTACGGTCAGTATCATGACGGAAAACGTGGAAACTGCACTACCTGCCACATGGCTCGACGGATTTCCAGATGAGTTTACGGCAAAAGACACGCCGTTCCTAGCTGATTTGAAATTCATGGACATTATTTTACGACCTGGAAATGGGTTATTCATGCCGGCTCACTGGTTTGTTTCTTGGAAGGGCCGAACAGAAGGAAAAATCCCCATGGTAGGTACGATCTCCTATCATTCGCCAATCAGTCTATTGGCCTTCCACGCATCGCCATTCACCTGATAGACTCTTCAGAAGTCTAAACAAGATCGGCATAGTATATATAACATGTCGGAAAGTGATACAATGAGCGAAGCGTCAATGAGCGAAGCGTCAATGAGCAATGTATCCGATATTGATTTTGCGGCCGAGTTTGATCTCGTCGCTGAGTTTGAAGAGGCTATGAATCAAATCACATCCATTCAAGCTTCCTATGAGACATCCATCGAAAAACTGCAGTGGATTCAAGATCAGATCCATCATGTTGATCCACTAGATGCCATACTAGAAGAACTTCATGTGGAAGCATTGAAAGAAATTGAAGAAACAGGCGACTGCTCCTTTGGCGCCAAACTCCTTGCCCGCCTTTCACAAAAAAATTGAAATACAGCGTTTTCACATGGAAATGTTACAAAATGGAATCCTCTCCATCATGTCATCCAGATGGGGGTGTGGGAGACCTCCACTGTTATATTCGTCGTGAGAATAATCCATGGATGCGTGGAAGAAGACATCACGAAATCGCATTACATTCCTATCTATTCCTCCATGTCACCCCTCTTGAACCAGGTCAGATTCCTACAGGAGCATTCATTTGTGCCGATCATGTGGACGGTGGGCAGTTTTATGCCTACTTTAGCTATGTGGGACACCATGTGTATCAATTCTTAGATCAATATGGAAATACGGTACAAATTGCCATGGAAACCCCCGCACGCATCGCCTATATCAATCGTATCACAGATTGCTAATACACAAATTGCTAATACAATAAAATTGAATTATCTTTTTTGTAAAAGAAAGATACCTCAATATGGCTGCATCTACTCCATACGATACACTCAATGACGAACAGAAAACGGCCTTTGACTTCTTGTTACGCGGCGACAATGTAGCACTCTTGGGACCAGCCGGTGTCGGTAAAAGTTACTTGCTTTCCGTCATTGATTCGGAATTTCCAGGTATGTCAAGGAGGTTGGAACTAGCACGTGCTTCGCACGAGAAGCATGTAAAACTCCCCCGCATTCAAATGTGTGCCCTGACCGGTTGTGCGGCGCTTCTATTGGGTCACAAAGCAAAAACCCTTCATTCCTGGGCCGGCATCGGGCTCGGCAAAGGGACCGTTCAAGAACTCTATACGAAAATCCGTCGAAACCGCAAAGTCCTTCAACACTGGCTTCTTACTGACCTGCTCGTCATCGATGAAGTCTCCATGCTCACGGCTGAACTGCTAGACAAACTGAACGAACTCGGAAAGAAAATCAGAGGTTCTAGGTCCGCCTTCGGCGGTCTCCAGGTCCTTCTCGTCGGCGATTTCTTTCAGCTTCCTCCTGTTAATCGCAGCGATGAAGCCACACGATTCGCCTTTGAATCGGCGGCGTGGAAAGAGGGAATCTCTGTGTGTATTGAACTCACCCAAATTCAACGACAAAAAGAGGCGGGGTTTCAAACGATTATGAAAGAAGCACGCATGGGTCAATTGTCCATGGAGTCATGTGCGATTCTACGAGCACGAGAGGGTCTCGACTGGCGCAAGAACAAAATCAAGCCCACCCTTCTCTTTCCTCGCCGAGCTGAAGTCGAATTAATCAATGAATCCAATCTAAAAGCGCTGAAAGGAAAACGAGAAACGTATAAAGCGCGCCTTGCGTATGACGGTAAAATGCCTGCTGGGTTTGTCGAATCAGACGAGGGATTCCAACAAGCGCTCACTCGATACGATACCGATGCGGCCTATACCGTTCAGTTAGAGCTGGTTCAGGATTCACAGGTCATGCTCATTGCGAACGTAGATCCTGGTGCGGGACTCGTCAATGGTTCACGTGGTGTTTTGGTCGGATTTTGTGCGGCGACCAATCTGCCCATTGTAGAATTCGTCAATGGAATTCGCAGGGTCATTGGGACTCACTCGTGGCCTATCGAAGATTATCCGTTCGTCTCACGTACGCAGATTCCGTTGCGACTGGCGTGGGCCGTTACAACACATAAATGTCAAGGGTCGTCGCTTGATTGTGCGCTCGTTGATATTGGATCGGGCAATTTCGAGTATGGCCAGGCGTATGTCGCATTGTCCCGTGCGAGAACGCTGGAAGGGCTGTTTGTCCATGACTTTGACCCTGCGGCGTTTCGCGCTCACCCGACCGTCAAGACGTTCTACAAGGGACTAGTGGAGACGCAGATGAAAGAAGAAGAGAGGGCGAATATTCGAAAAATGTCAGCAATTGTTCCTGAGACAGATGTTAAAGAGGTGAGAGCGGAGAAATCAAGAGCAGTTGTGGCAGTGAATGTCGTAAAAGAAGATGTGGAACCAGGTTCACCCTAATGGAGGGGTATGGGGACGCTTGCGTCTCCACTAAAATAAATAATATTGTATCATTATTTTTAGTGATTTTATCGGTACAGGGGGTAAGGGGGAGGTAGCCGACGTAGTCGGCGTTACGTCCCCCTAAATGAGAACCGGCGCCAGACCCGTCTTGAACGGGAACTCGCCGCGCATCGGGACGCCGCAATAGATAAAGGTGTTACCGTAGAAGAGAGTCGGCTGGATATTGTTGTGGTACTGGTCGCCGCCGTTGGAGCTGACGGTGTGACTGTGTGCACCCGCTGGATTGATAGAAATACCTGTGAGGGCTGGACTTGTACTTGTAATTATAGTAGTATTATCTGCTACCTCATGTCCTGGTAGTGAAGCCGTTGTTGCGGGTGATGGATTATAATAGGAAACTGCGTGGCTATGTCCAAGATCCGTAATACCATGTGTATGGTCGGCTTGAACAGACGTTATTCCATCTGCTGTCGTATTTGCACCAGGTGATGCTGTTGCATCATTATGATTGTGTGCCGGCATTTCACCAATGGTTAGCTTATGATCCAATTCACCAACGCTTTGACCTTTCACATACGTGCGCACAATAGCTGGAGTATTTGCATCTGTTACTGTACCAACGGTACCCATCACACGTCCTGCCGGATTGGGCAATTTAAATTTAGTACCACTACCATGACCGAAGGTGTACCCGATCACCTGGAATAAAAGATTATCCGCAACGATATCCATCTCACGGCCATCGCACAGCAACCATCCCAGATGATCCACGTTCACAAACGACATTTTTGTATCGCCTGTCGTCGGTTTAGTACGCGCCGTATTGGCCGCGTTTATGCGCAATGTCGACGTCATTCTATTGTAGAGCTTTTTTATAAAAAAAGCTCGCAAAACCGCTTTTATAAGCTTTTTGCGAGCTTTTTAATTGGCCTTCGGCCATGTTGCGGCATAAGGCCGAAGGCCAAAGCCGCTTAAAAAGCTCTATAGTAGTATGGAAGACTTTTATCTCTTTACCTGCCCGCATTGTCAAGGTACTATTATTGTCCAACGTAACGAACTGAATTGTCGTATCTTTCGTCACGGGGCCTATCTAAACAATGGTATGCCCATTCCTCCTCACGCACCCAAAGAAGAATGCGATCGACTGGTGGAACAACATGTAATTGTTGGTTGTGGTAAGCCCTTTCGTGTGGTACAGCAAGAAGATGGATCGGAACTTGCAGTAGAATGTGATTACATATAAACTTTTTGGGAAAAAGTTTGCAAAAAGGCACTTCGTAATAAAAGCTCGCAAAAAGCTTTTCATAAATGGACTATATAAAGGTATTCAGTCATTCATTTTTAAAAAGCTCCTAGGATAGTACGACTCTCATGGGTTGTTTTGTATCTAAAGTAGAGGATAGGATGGAACCAATTGGAATAGATCCCAGTGTGCCTGTTTCCATTCCTCCGACTCCAACCGATGCCAATAAATGTGCCTCTCCAAGAACCGTATCCTACTTATTCAACGACATCATCGACGACAAACATATGAAATACATGGATGTCTATTCGAATATGAAGGAGCCCACAGAATTTTGGGCGCTTGGAATTGAAAATGAATCGTATCTGATGCTTCATAAACTTCAATCCTCTTCATCGTTTGCCAAATTGAAACCAAAGAGGGAACGCTACAGTGTCGATTACTATAAGAATTTCAAACCAGAACCACTGAATGCGTCATTAGAGAAGCTGCGCACCTCCCCTAACTTAACCTATCCTGTCTATCTCAATTCTCATACCTTCCAAAAGACGGACAAGAATCTACAACACCGATCCTTCTATGATGCAGAATCTACACCGAATCCCAAATTCACCGAATCGATTCACGATGTCTTATTGCGAGAATGTCCATTTTACAAGTCGGTCTATGATAAATCCGTTGTATTCGACGGAGATTCGATTGAATTTATTACACAGCGGTTTCAGAATACGACCGTACCCGCATGTATCGACGAATTTACCCAATTAAAACGACAATTTCGAAAAGAGGTCTTCCCTTTTTTTGAGAAATGGAATATCGGTAGGGTTATCTTTCCCGATCACAACTACGGGCTTGTTACCTTTCTAACGACCGGTAAATCGAATCTACTCGTTTGTAACAATGGAACGATTCATATTAATCTCACATTACCCACCCTCTTACGGGGCGGCGTCATCATCGATAAAAATCGTTTTGCCAAAGATCATTTGACGCTCATGGAGTACATCCAGATGGTGGAACCACTGCTTGTCGCATGTTATGGGACACCCGATGTATTTTCTGTCGTGAATCCCGCTTATTCGGTTGGAAGTTTGCGGATTAGTATGAGTCGCTACATTTCCCTTCAAACATACGATACGACTGTCCCTATGAACGGAAAATTACTTGTCATGGATAAGCCCACCGATCCCGCATTTTGGTACAATCAACTGAACGATACACCCTATCTTCCTAATGCGCAAATTGGATATGACTTGAATTTCAATAAATTTAAAAATCACGGAATTGAACTGCGGTTTTTCGAATGGTTTCCTGAAGAGTATCTCGGTGATGTGATGAATTTTATTGTATTGCTAGCACAGCATTCGCTGGTGCGTGGAGCAACAACACTCGATAAATCACGATACAATCAACTGATCAAGAATTGTGTACAGAAAGGATTTACTTATCTAATCCCTGTCGAGGAATGTAATGTCATTCTGAGTGATCTGGGGCTTGCGGCTGTAGAACAGCCGAATACTGCGCACAGATTGTTATCTTCGATCAGCGATCAACTCTATGATCTGTATCATGTGTCTGATCTGATCAAAAAAATGTCTCCCCATATGATCCGACCTTCGATCGCAAATTACAATCAAACCGCATTTGAATTATTATATCGAGATGTTTTTGGAAAACCTGAATTAGTGATCCGATCAGAACTCAACCCCTTTGAGGCGAGAACGCCAATTATTCCTGACGATATTCCTGCCCTTCTCCCCCTCTATACCGTGAAAGTCGAATCTTCTACGAAACGATGCTATTCAGATGCCGCCTATCAAAAGGTAGGGGCAATGATCGTCGATGCAGGATATTGGAAAAATACGACACATTCCTATGTCATCGGACTAAAAGAAATCGAATATGCCGCTACTCCTACACAGACTCTTCTTCATTTTGCCCATTGCTATAAGAATCAAGAGGGATCAAAAGAAACACTGGATCTTCTAAAGGGGTGTACCTTTATCGATTATGAATACATGGTAGATCGTGATCAGAAACGAGTGATCTCCTTTTGTGCGCAATCAGGAAAGATAGGATGCTATCTTGCTTTAATGGCGTATCATTTTCGACAACATAATCGATGCGTCTTACCTGCTTTCAAAGAGGATCATTATCAATCGATCTTGTCCACGATGAATTCACTTCCTCGAGTTCTTTTGATCGGTTATGGTGCGGCAGGGAAACGTGCGAAAGATATTCTTGATCAATTTCATATCCCCACGACGATCTGGACGAGCACCACCACTCCTGATCGATCTGTGATCTTGAATCACGATATTCTGATCCATGCCATTCGTCTTCCCGATGATCCGTCGATCCATATCGATCCCTTTTTAACACCGAGTGATCTAGTTGCTCCACATAAACTATCGATCATTTGTGATATCACATGTGATATGGGAAACCCTCGCAATACCCTGCCTCTTTATTCCGCCTATACAACAAAAAATAAACCGGTTCGTCGGATCGAAAATTCCATTGATCTGATCGCAATCAATAATCTACCCTCTCTGGAACCGATCGTTTCTTCACAGCAGTTTTCGTCGATCTTGCGCCATTACCTTCCTGAATTACGATATATGAAATATACACATGATGTGAATCCCCTCGCAACAAGTTTATACCAAAGTTCACAAGTACTTCAGAAGTTTACCTCGTTCACATAAACTCATACAAACAACGGATCAGATAGTGAAGATATTCATTGTCGCGCGCATTCGCAAATCCACGGCCGTCTGATCGGCTATAGGTATACACCTTCAGATATTTGATTCCATCCTCTTGATCAAACGTATATCGCGATTCATTCTCATTAAATAACGATATACACAATACATACGAATTCGGTGTTCGCTGACGCAACATATCACGTAATTCATGGATCTCCTGGAGATCATATTCCATATCCTGTGCGATAAGAATAAATAGTTTGGGTTCTGATGATTGTAATAACGCACGAAATCGTTCCACACATCGCTCATAATACGCATAGTCAGCTGCAGTCGTTACATCTTTATGCGCAAAAGTCAGATGTTGATTGAAAATGCCGTCAAAGTTCTTTCCCCATACCATGGTACCATAGGTGAGATGATTCGAAGAAATGCCAGGTTCAACCGTTACATGCTGTGTGGGATCGAGAAATGTCTGAAAATCATCCCGTAGACAGTCCATCACCATGCGAGGACTTGATAGTGTCCAATCAAAAGGATAAGCACAATTACGCATATGATACTGTTGAAGATGAGACGCCGTGTGACAAAATGATCCTAGCGAACATACATGTCGAATCGATGTCATTAAAATATGCTATGTTCTTATGATTTAAGCTATATACATTATAAAATTGATGAAAAATACGCACAAGAGAGCGGTCGACTATCATGGAGAAATCTTTCTCCGGTTTTAATATCGTATTCGGAATGGACTCCTCCATCATTGCTTCCACTGTGCCATCTATGCCCTATGCGTCTCCATCTTTACAGGCTAAACGGGCAGTTATTTCTGCGGTTGATGATTTGACCCTTGATGATGATTTTGTGGAGCCAATTTTGAAGGAGAATCCAAACCGTTTTACGCTCTTCCCCATTATGAAACCGAAACTCTTCGAGAAATATGAAAATCACCTAGCAGTTTTCTGGGTAACAAATGAGATTGACCTCGGCAAGGACCTAAAAGACTGGGTAAAACTGACTCCCAATGAACAGCACTTTATTAAAAACGTCTTGGCTTTCTTCGCCGGCTCGGATGGAATCATCCAGGAAAACATTGCCGCACGCTTCATGAATGAAGTTCAACTAAGCGAAGCACGTCAATTCTATTCTGTCCAGCTGATGATGGAAGCAATACATTCACAGACGTATTCACTCTTGATTGATACTTACATCGATGATAAATCCGAAAAGCTTCATCTGTTTCAAGCCATTCAGACGATTCCTTGTGTCAAGAAGAAAGCAGAATGGGCTCGAAAATGGATTGCGACAACGGAAGAGAACTTTGCGACACGCCTCGTTGCATTTGCGGTCGTGGAGGGCATCTTCTTCAGTGGGTCCTTCTGTGCTATTTATTGGCTCAAAGAGCGTGGCCTGATGCCTGGTCTCACAACCTCGAATGAATTCATTGCACGTGACGAGGGACTTCATACGGATTTTGCCTGTGCTCTCTACGAAGAAATCGAGCGTAAACTCACAAAAGAGAAGGTACACACGATTATCCGCGAAGCAGTTATCATCGAGAAAGAGTTTATTATCGATTCGCTCCCGTGTAGCCTGATTGGAATGAACTCTGGTCTGATGTCTTCCTATATCGAATTCGTGGCGGATCGTCTGAGCAGTCAGCTTGGCTATGGTAAGATTTATTCTACCGCAAACCCGTTTGGGTTCATGGAGAGGATTAGTTTAGAGGGGAAGGACAACTTCTTTGAGAAACGAGTGACATCGTATGCCAAAGCAGGGGTTGGAAAAACAGAAGAGCAGATGAGCTTTGCTTTAGATGCCGACTTTTAGATTCTCTTAGTAGTATGATGATTCTCTACGGTTTGGCATTCGTGGTTCTTATTTATCTCGCACTTCATTATTTTTATTCTGTCCATTATGTTGCTGGATCCACTCTATATGGTTCTCCTGTTACACAAGTGTTATTTCCTGGTGAGCGCTCGATGTTTCCTACATGGGGATACAATAAAATAGGAATGGTACATCCTGATCCTACCAAATACGGCCAGGATACATTCTGGCCTCAGCATGTTCCTTATCAGGCGAAAAAATCAGGAAGTGGTGGTCCTGACCCAGAGGGTGGAGAACGTGGAACAAATGGATATTACCCAGGAATTGAATTACGCGAGGGATATGATCCTGTTCCGACCATTCAAAACATCTACGACGAGTCGGGTATTCCTGAGAAAAAAGTGTGGAGTGTGGGGTGGTGGGGTTATTAAGACATTAATTACCTCTGTAAAAAATAGAAATGATACTTATTCTATTTTTTGTAGCATTTGCGATATTAATCTATTTGTTCGTATCAACGCACCGAACGGTTATTGTCTACGAAGAGCCTGTATCCTGGTGGCCATGGGGAATTACCTCTTATAATTGGTGGCCGTATTGGAATGGCTCATACGGTGGTTCACATGGAGGTTCATATGCGAATAGTACATATGCCAAAGGCACAGCACATCACAAAGGGCCTCAGCACACGCCTCACCAAGAGTCAAGACCATGGGGTGGAGCAAGTCGCTATGCGAATGCGAGTGCCCCGTCAAAAGGTGGCCATGCTCCGCCATCAGGAGGGCATGCTGGTGGTCACGGTGGCGGGCCGAGTGGCGGAGGGCACCGCTAACCAGTGCGGCGGATGACGACCTGTGTATTTTAGAAGATTCTTCTTGGCAGTTCGGTAATAGTTTCGATAGGATACAATCGGATTCTTTGAAATCTGATATTCAGGCGCCATGGCCATGACAAAAGGGCGTCTCGGAAAACGTTGAATGGTGGGCGGCATATTGGTATACAACCATTCCACATGTGCTTCGCATGAATGCTCTTTATGAAATCGAAAGCGATACTCACGTGCCAATTCACGTCCCAACGTGGCGAGCCATCGATAGTTTCCATTACAAGCCCGCGCCCATTTCGCACACGGGTGGAAGATATGACACGGACGATACGTAGGCTCCTTAGTCGTTTGACACATCGGTGCAGAGAGCATATATTCAGGAACAGATAATTGCTTTTGGGCCTTAGAGAGAGCGATCACGGATTTGTATTGTTTCAGATGCGGATAGAAGTGAATCCAGTGTGCGGTATAGAGCAGCTGGCAGGTCTCGAGGATCATCTTAACAATATGCTTATCAACATGCCAACGTGCGGCTTTTCGTGGTTTCCAATGGAGGACAAAGATATTCATAGTGGGGGGTTTTCAACCCCCCACACCCCTATCGATGGGTTTCAATTTTTTATTGATAAAATTTGACACGCATTGGTTAGGGGGTTGGGGAGCCGTCAGGATCCCCAATATGAACTATGAGCTCAAACACATCAGAGGAGTGCCCTTTTATATCAACGGAACAACCGTTCATACCCTCGAACTCCATGCCGGCCATCCCAGCGAGCACTGTATCCCCATCGGAACCTACAGCGCCGATACCGACCAGATTGAGTATTATCCCGATTGGAGGGAGCGCGTCGAACCTCGTCTTGTCGCCTTTCGAGCCAGCCTCGTCTCCCATGCCCGCGACGCGCTCCGTGACGCCGTCGTCAAACCTCAAAAGCCACGCAAAGCCGCAAGAAATCCAAGAAAGCCTTCCAGTCGAACCAAGAATCCTCCGAGTGTCTAAAGAGGACATTGAAGCACTATGTCAAGTGATTGAAGAATTCAAAGAACAATGCGCTTTTTGAAGCGGAACGCGATGCGGTCTATTGACCGCTTAAAAAAGCGCCCAAAAACAAAGGCGATTTAGAAGCGGAACGCTTATAAAAAGTTCACAAAAAGAAATATCATAAGAATAAATAAATATTTATGTTTTTTCTTATGATATGATTACAGGCCAAATGCATCTTTGTACGAACGAATCTTGATATGCGGAAGCATGTATGAGCTCTGTGGAATCGAGTCCCTCCACTCATTCACATTCTCGTAATCACGTCCGTCGGGTATCGGATAGACTTGAATTACCTTTCCATTGTTTTCCAAGGCCAAACACGCGTAATGGGTATCGCGTGTCGGATCAGGATAGGCACAGATAAAGTCGTTCTTGGAGTAGTTCATGGCTGACTGATATGAACCGCATGGCATCCATCAATTTTTTTATATCATATTTTAAAATATATTTCGGGGATAATCTTTCTTTACTGCTACGCCAATTCCCAAGAATGTCTGACCTGTTTGTTGCCATACATCATTATATTGTTCAGTATATTCAAAAAAATCATACTTGAACGATTCATTTATTTTAAGCTCATTCCAAAATTGGACAACACCTGGGCATGCCGCATTGACAATATCATGAAATACATAGATGTTACCACTATCTTTAGACAGTTCATAATCGTTTTTTACTCCATTATACGAATGATCACCATCAATAAAAATGAGATCAAACTTATTATGTTGTATATAGTTTTTAAAATCACTGTGTTGGCTGTTCATTTTAAGAAACTGTGTCTCAGGCTGTCTCTTACAATATTCAAGAACTGGAGATTCAATGATATCAACTGCAACGCTCTTTGTTACTGTATTAAACCGTTTCAAATATTCGGTTGTCAATACAAACGTACCTCCCCATCGACAACCAATTTCAATATACGATGTGATAGGGTATTGTTGTAGTAGACATAGATACTTTGAAAACTGATTCGGATACTGCCATATCAGCAATCCACCTCCATTCTTCTTCACAATTTCTGGTTGCTCATGTAAAATTTCAGTATTAAATCCAAGTCGAACGATTAAATCCTCTACATAGACATTGTCTCGCAATGGAATAAGTCCACTTTGCTTGATCAAATCAATTCGATTAAGATCCATTATATTAATATGAATCACTGGGTTTAAGTTAAGAATTGATAATCTGATAAATCGTGCTCAACGGAACACCTGCCGTTCCCACCGGATTCTGATTCGGAACCAAAATAGAACGTGCTGCAGTGGTCGCTTTTCCCTGAATATACTTCATGCGCTCTCCCTCTGACTTGAATTGTGGATAAGGCATATTGACAGCTCCAGCTTGTACGCTACTACGAATATTGATTGTCTGCTGATTAATAGCATTAAAGTACGCCACATTTGCCTGATTCTCCGCAACAAGTCGTGCGTTCGATCCAACCGGTAACGGATAATTCGGCGAGGTCTGTGCGAAACTCTGTAGTGTGCTAAAAATCATAGGACTATTGCTATTAAAATTCAGCGTATTGTAAGGAGGCAAGGGGCAACCATTTCTTATCTCTGGTAATCCCTGTGCAGACATCTTCTTCTATTATTGAAGGGTATAAAGTGAATCCACCGGTTTTTAAAAAGATGCCACCCAAACTTCTGACGCTCACTACGCCCATTCGACGTGATCAGCGTACCCTTATTTGGCTCCAACATCAAGATTCCTCTGTTACATGGTCTCGATGGGATGCCGTCGTAAGCAGTCTTGCCGATTACCATCGATGGTATGAGAATGAATCGCGTCTTGTCGGAGTAGTCCTTGTCGCAATAGAAGGAGAGACAGACGCATTTCTAGAGGACCTTTACACCGTCGCAAAGGACGTTCGTTTGGTTCTTCTTTCACGCACCATTCTTTCTCTCAAATCAGAAGACTATTGGTCAGAAAATTTCGATAACATCATGTGTCTCGATGATATACTGGAACAATATCCTTTCTTCATGCTCCCATGGGATCAAACCGTGGAGGATGCGATTTCGATCTTTGCAATCATGTCTCGATACAATCGACTGGTCGATGTGATAGAATCCCGTACCGAACGGTTCCGTTCCCACCTTCAATCTGTTAAAAATATTGTCCCCGCCAGTTCATGGTTGATTACCCAATACTTTATTCACCCTCAAAAGAAGCGTGCGAATGAAATCAGAGAATGTCTGATCAAAAATTGTGCATCCCTTTACATTGACACGATTGTCCTGCTCAATGAAACCGATCTGTCTCGTGAATGGAAATCCATTCCTGGCGCCCATAAAATCAAACAGATTGTAATCGGAAAACGATTGACCTATTATGATGTACTCACCTATATTAAACAACATGTCCCTGATCACGTCTATACTATCATCGCAAACGCAGACATTTATTTCGACTCCACCTTGTTGAATCTGTGGAAACTTGATATGAAGGATCGTATGCTTGCCCTGCTTCGCTGGGATGATCCTGGCGATGGAGGGGAACCCACTCTCTTTGGACCTCGCCCTGATTCACAAGATACCTGGATTCTCTTGTCCGATTCGGTTCGTAGTCGCAAATGGGAACCTACTGTATTCGGATTTCCATTTGGGAAAGCGGGTTGTGATAATGCGTTTGCGGCCCACATGCTTCGTTTGCGATTTCTTATTTGTAATCCAGCTCTAAGTATACAATCCTTCCATCTTCACCATTCAAGTATTCGAGATTATTCGATCAAAGACTTTGTTTCCTCCGAACTCTATGTTCACATCGAACCTACCCATCTTCTGGATACTGCACAAGAACAAGTTCCACCAAAATCTCCTCAATCCTTCTGTAATGAATTGGTATCTTTTGAAGTACAGAGTTCGTCATTGTCTAATGAAATTACATACTGTACCATGTTAGAGAAAGATGGACGATACAAATGGGAACCATCCGTTGAAAATTTCTATTTTGAGCCAGCCATTCCTGTGTATTCATGGAAGAACGCGTCGGTGACACCCAACGGGCTCGTATACGATACCTATACCATCTATACAGGAAAGCATCAAAATGACGAACGGTTTCAATATTGGAATCAGGCGAATGTTGATATTTTCACCCCGCTTCAAACCCGTCGACGAATGATGGCGCTCCCCTTTCCTGATACATCCATCTTTTCTCACCCTGATACCTACACTCTTCACTATCTATCACGTGCGTCTCGACTACTGGAAACCTATCCTGATACATCGATCTGGATTCCAAACGGATTTGACACATATATGAAGGCGTTGAATGTGTCATTCGATGGTGTCCCGTTTGATGAACAAACGGGGTGTTGGGCAGAAGATGTGATAGGGATGGTTCCTGGACCATTATCGTGTGAGCTGGGACGAGAAGATATCACCGCGCTACGTACTCGGCTACCAGCATGGAAACCGTTGCCATCGGGTCAGAAATGCGTTGTTGTTACCGATTCTATCATCACTCCTCGATTTGTCTATGAATGTATTACACCGTTTCTCAAAGCTCAGGATCCAGAGTGGACGGTGAGCGTTGTTTCAGAAAAGAATCCTGGTGTATATGATTCGATTGTCGGCGCATCTCTATGTATCCTTCTCGGTGGTCCACGTACTCACATACGATGGGCCAAGTTGTGGGCCCTTCCAAAAGACTGTTGTGTTGTGGAATTCCAGCAAGAACTTGCAGTGGATGGTGAATTTCAACATCTTTGTCACGTAAGCGATTGGAAGTCGTGGATCCATCTTCTAGCCAAGGGGTCCCATACCGATGTACAAGCACAAATCACAGAACAACTCGCATCATGGTACAAAAAGAATGCATGTGAACTTTTGTTTATCGATTAATAATGAAAAGTGCGGATCATCTGCTTTACCAGCTCCAGTACTCTTTCATTACTCCTACAATCTACAATAATGCGTTGAATCGTAGACGGGAAGTGAACTGCGCAATTTTCAGGGCTGGCCAAATATCGATACAATAGATTGAAGCTGGAATTATTGACATGTGTTAGATAGGGCTTGATATAAATCGCCAAATAATATTTATCAGGAACAGATTCGATCACGGATGTCAACTCATTTTCCATGATTTCATAATTGGGCTGATTGGTGATACGCTCGATCCACTTATCAAATTTCGTCATGTATTATGGTAAGTGATGTGATTCTTTAAGATGAGTTTTCGTGTATGTCTTTATCCGCGCCTAGCAGCGCTTTACCCCAAGCAACCGTGTCTTGAATCTTCTTTTTGTTCATCGGCTCTTGATACGCACGTACATCAAACATCTTCCCTTTGAAGAGCTCATCCGCATTTTGATATGGGCTCGTTGCATTGGACCAATTTGATTTACCAATGTAATTATTTTTTGTTTCATTGGTTTGCGGCAAAAAAGCAGAGGGCTCATTATGAACGGATTCACCATTCTTATATATTTTTAGCGCCGGCTTCCATGGATCGCCGCCATCCGTTGTAATAACAACATGAACCCATTTACGTAAAGGAAATAAATTCTTTACTTGAATATGTACCTTTCGCTGTTTATTGTCCCACACTTCGTACAGTAGGTCTGCCGTCGTGGCTTCGCCTTCTGACACTTGGACGGATTGAAGTGGCGGTATGATGCGTCCCGTGAGTTCAGGAGAAGGGCAGCTATAGACATTCACATTTGCGCTTGATGTTAACATTGCCGTTTGTGGACTTTGCTCATAAGTACATTGAGCACCCGATGGTGCGTCAGGTATCGTCTTTTGCGATTCGTCAATACAACTGGATGTTCCTGTGTCAGATTGTTGTACCGATGCGTTTCCTCTTCCCACAATGCCACAAAACACATTATCCATTCCCGCACCGTTTCCGAAATCGAAAATCTTCGCATTATTGGTAAATTCTTCAAAATAGGCCCAAAAAGAAAACGCCCGAACATAACGAAGTTGGATCACATTTCCAAACTCTAAATTGCTTCCGTCACCAATGCGCAGAAATTGATCCACACCATTAAACTCGAGCCCTTCTGTGATCGGTTTAGGAACCGGATCAATCTCGATTTGACCTGCAGTTGTCACTGTCAGATTCTTCGCGTAATCAACCAAATCGTCTCGAAAACGCAACCAAAATACAATTCCGTTATAAAATGACAATAAGATCTTAATATCATCCGGTGGATTGCCATCAACAATCATCTTTGATTGAAACGAATAATCGCCTGCAGGATTACATTTCGCCTCGAACGTATCCGCTCCTGTTTTTAGAATTCGGCAGTAACCCATCCGACCCTCCTGTAGCACATCGTTCATATAATCATCTCGACTGATTTCAAATCCATCCTTTACCGCTGGAGTTCGATATTGAACCGTTGTGAGACCTTCTGTGCCGCCCAGCGCACAAGCAAAAAACAAATCTTTATCGGTTCCTCCTGTCGGCACAACCATTCGACAAAAATCATGGTCTTGTCCAAGACGTTGAACATCTGTATACATTGCTACATAACGGATATCTCGTGTATAACCGTTTTGCTCATCCGTAGGACTTGTACCGACATCGCCGCGACGAGGCATCCATCGGGACCAAAAGGCGCTATCTCCGACGGAAACCAGATTCGTAAATCCTTCATTGAGAAGGGTTGGATTCCACACTTCTACAATCGCAATCGCGATAAGTAGAATCAACCCGATACAGAGATACCCTCCATACATACTATCGTATCGTGAGGTAAAAGCCGCGAACAAGATTCGCATATACGAAGTCGCGAACAAGATTCGCATATACGAAGTAAAAAACCCACCAAAATCGTTTCTTTGAACCATCTAGAAGCCATGCAACAAGGTGGCAAATTGATCGATCATGGATTGTATGGGTGTGTTTTTACCTCCTCCTTACATTGTAAAAACAAGAACCCTAAAGAACATCCAGAGGACAAAGAGCATCCACCCATCAGTAAGCTCATCCGTACCGAATATGCCAATGTGGAATTTAAGATTTCGTCATTGATTCGACAAATCCCTCTCTGGAAAAATTACTTTGCAGTATCGGAATCCATCTGTGAACCTGCGAAAGCACAAACGGAAAAAGATCTTGCGAAATGTCCCGTTTTAAAGGAGAATCCGTTAACTAATTTTCGTATTTTGTCCATGACTTATCATGGTGTACCAATTGATTCCTTCCGTGTAAACTTTAAAACACTTGATCCGATCAAATTCTTCTCTCATTTATTGGAAGCAGGTGCTTTATTGAATCTCTTTGGCGTAGTTCATCGCGACCTTCATCAAGGAAACATTTTAGTCGATCAGCATAACGTCCCTCGAATCATCGATTTTAATCTTTCTGTCTTTGCTAAAGAGGGTGTTACGGAAGACGATCTTCTTCATCAGCATACCGTTCATGTAGGACAAGAACCGCCTGACGCGACCATTGTGAATGCGATTGTACATGGTCATGATGGAACACGTGTTATCGAATCGATTTTGACGAAAAAGAATATTCTTAAAAAAATACAAACTCTGTTGGGCGTCTCTCCGCAGCAGATGAAGACGAGTTTGTATCGTTTTTATCAACAAAGTAAATCGGTGAAGGACGGAGATTCCGAAGCATGGTTCAAATCCTACTGGACAAAGTATGACAGTTGGGGAATTGGTATTAACATTGTCTTTCAGATCATTAAATGGTCGATTTCTACAGCCTTTTCGATTGAATCTCACAAGGCAAAACTCTATCCGATTTTACGAAAGATGTGTGCGGTCAGCCCATTAGAACGGATCGATTGTGTACAAGCACTATATCAATGGAATCCGAATCATTTTATCATTCAGCGCTACGGGAAAGAGTGGCTGAAGAAAGTGGGGACCGGTATGTAATCGTGTCATAACGTGTACTAGATATCTGTTTCGGAGTATCATTCATAATGTATCGTAAAGTACCATATGAAATCCCTGTAGCAATGGATATACGTGAATAGAAGTGTGAAAACATGTCGATATAAATATGATTCCATAGATAATATAGAATCAATTTTAATGTCTATCGAAGATGAATTGATCCAGGAAATTAAACCGCTCATTAATGCTGGGAATCTAACCGCATTGGAAATTGCCTGGGAAGACTATCGTGACAATACTGATTTTGGCAGAGAACTTGCGTGGGATTATATCTTTCAAAAAGTATATCTCCACGCGGCTCTCAAAAAACAACGTGCGATTTGCGAATGGTTGGATACCATTTTTCTAGAATTTAATCCTATGTTACAAATTGCGATGCGACAAATGTTTGCATATGCGCGATATCTATTACATAAATAATTACGCACGTCGTTTATGAGTCTGTCGCTTTCTAGTGCTTCGCTTTAAACTACGTTGTTGTTTTCTATTTCGCTTCCTAGTGCTTCGCTTCATAGTGCTTCGCTTCATAGTGCTTCGCTTCATAGTGCTTCGCTTCCCTCCCGTTCGTCTCAGCCGATGTTTTCTCGTCGCAGGAATACATAAATATCCACAAAAGTGCTTATAATTTAGTCCCGAATCAGGATAATTAAAGTTTGCCAACTCAGGATTGATAATCGGTCTCTTACTCGCATCCACATCTGTCACATCAGTACCACCCGGTTTATGAGACCATGTACCATTCTTATCCTCGCTTAGAACATGATAATCCTCCTTCGGATCCGCAATAAATGCCACTTTACGCATTCCTTTCATACACCGTTGTGTAAATGGTACACGTCTACTTCCTGGTACATCCCCTAGTGCCCGCGCAATAATATCAGGGCATCGTTTTCCTTTGATCTTCGACCATTTTGGATATCCACTGGCGCGGCCGGGTTGAGGAAACGAAATGGGACATGATTCGTTCGTACATTTCGGTGTCTTTGGCATATCCATAAAGCGATACGCATATGCGAAACAATTATGTGCCTCTTTCACACCTTTATGTTTATTCCATTGATCTGGATCGTATGGAGGCTCATCTCCTGATAAGGGTGAAATCGCAGTACATGATTGATGATTCACACAAAACGCTGAACCTTCTAATGGTGGATTCGTACATTTCGAATCACATTGGCATTGAGGGGTTTGTTTCCCCATTCTTCTATTATTCTATAACATATTTTGGATCAGTTGCCGATGCGTGAGATCGAATAAGGGAATTAACTGCTTCTTTTACCGGTTCTGGGACTTGTTGTTCCATTGATTGAATTGGTTGATTGGGAGACGGTGGATATAGATCGTGCGCGGGTGTTGTTGTAGTAGTAGACGTATTTCCTTGTTGCGGAGCTTGTGTCGATTTTTCATCTGATTTATAATATTCTTCCTCGATTTGCTTCATCTTAATCTTTTCAATCTGATGTGTAAAATACACAAATTGGTTCTGATGGGTCGGCGTTTGATTATTGATCAGATGTCCTGAATATCGCCCCGTTAATCCTAAGTACTGCCATCCTTCTGTCCGCATTCGCTCCAACGTTGTATTCAAAAAATAGTACTTTTTATCGATCTTAAACAGAGTTAAAATCCCATTAAATGTGGTTACCAGTAGCGAAATAATGAAGGTCGCCCAATAAATGTTGGCCGAAGAGTGGGCACTATCTAACGTGCTTGAATTTTGGATCGATAATAGAGCAGGTACAAACAGAGAACCAACTGTAATAATCGTATGACCTATATAAAAGACACGATTATAGCTACGAACTCGCTTTTGAAGATGATCCAAAATATGAACGTATCGGGATAAGATGATTTGTTTTTGGATGTTTGATAGTTCTAATCCTAGCAACACTCGTTCGAATTCATCACGGTCATGATATACATTACAACATAACACGGTGGACATGGATGATGGAGGAGGAGGAAGTTTAGGAATCACAATAGTATGTTCCATTCTACTCGGACTTATATCCTATTGGTATTTTTTTCATCTCTGGAAGAATCTCACTGTGAAATTTTTGATCAAAATAATGAATGGAACGCCCAAAATTCGCATTCGGATAAAAAGCAATCGGTCGTTTGTCTCGAATCATCTTCATCACGGGCGTCGCATGAAGTTGTAAATAGACGATCATCATCATCGCCACCGACGCAGCCGACCGCTGCATGCCTGCCATACAATGAACTAAGATCACGTGACCTTCTTTGTATTCTGCCATGATTTTAAACGCAATTTCGCTGGACCACAACTCCATGTTCCGAATCTCCTCTTCCTCTAAATTATCATCTACAGGTATCCGATACTTGATTGGAATCATTGGACTAAAGGGTAGATTCTTGGTACAATTAAATACCACTCGGATGTTGTTTCGATGAATAAAGTTTTCATCCATGGACGCTTTCGCATTCCCCAGCCACAATCCTGGCAAAATTTCATTTGCATTATCGGAATGGGCCATCTCTACTTGGCGAACTTCTTAAAATAGTGCGATTCGTTACACATTAATATAGTATTTTCTCCTTATCAATTGGGCAAAGAAACCGTATCCATTTCGCTTCGGTTGAACTGAACTCGCGGGGTGCGACCAAGGACCAATTGACATCTTTTTCCATGATTCCCAATTGACAATACAGATAGGACACCAATGCCGAACACCAAAATCGCTTTGTTGTTTTGTATGCCGGATCGGAAGGAAGCGGACAGATCATATTATATTTGGCACAGAGCCAATCCCATGGAGCCGTATCATATGGTTTATTATGAATCTCTTTATGAAGTTCTGTTAACTTTTGATAAAATGATTCATTGCGTTCACAGTGTACTTTTCGAGTCATAACAGACCCCCTGGAATATTCTTTGAGGACATCGTCCAGTAGATGGAGCTGAACGCCACATTTCATTTGATGGTCTTCCACATCAGGTGTATTGTTCCAGGAGGATTCGAGAATATAGGTCCCGTCTTCCAGATCTGGATCAAGAAAAACAGGATTCTTCACAATGATCCCTACATGACTATATCTACTTACGCCAAACCATTCCACCAACCATGATACCCAACTTGTTCCTCGAAACAGGAGAAGATCTCCCGTCTGTAAATCCACTTCATCGCGTAGGTTCATTTGTTATACCCTCGTAAATAAATTTGATATTTCTTTTTCGTGCCATATGATGTAACATGGCACTGTCACGTCATTTCTATGATCTTGACGAAGTTCACGCCGCCTTACAGTATTGTTCTACGAGAAATGATCGACGTGAAACAGTATTCTGGTGTTATGAATTGCTTCGTAGCGGATGTGTGGCAGAAACAATTTCCACACTCTTTGAAGCTTGGCTCTGGAATAAAGGCCCCTTTTGCTTGTCATGGATGTCCGTCGCGCAGCGACTCGCATCTGATGAAGTAACAGAAGAAGACATTCTTCTAGCCTCCTATCAACTTAGTTGGGTACCGCATACACAACGTGATCATTCTCTCTGGAACATTCTGGTTCTCACCGCCGAAGGAGCAAGTCCAGAACGTGTTACACGTAAAACACCACCTTATCTCCCATCTCACGATGAACATGAAATCTATATGTTTCGCGCGATGTTCCAAGGAAAAGCATATAGTGCGTGGTGGATGTCTCGTCATGTATCAGACACGCGTGTATGGGAACTCCTTCGCTGGTATGTGATACATAATTGTCCTATGTATGCGGATCACTATCTGTCCTATTTTACCATTTTGAAACAATACGAATCACTCCTTGGTTATCGTTCAGATGAATATGATATTATCATTCGATGCCTTGCCGTGTTATCTGTCTGTTTGAACGGAGAACAACAAGAAAAAAGCTGGCATACTCTTCCTAGTATAATGGAGCCTCATCTTCAAACAACCTTGTGTGAATGGGAAACAGAATGTGGACGAAAACAGCATCGACGATACAGTATTCCAACTGCGTGTTTATATGGACGGTGTAGGAGAGGTCGAATGAAATGGTCAGAATCAACCGTACCCCATTTAGGAGCATTAGAAAAAGGATTCATTGGATGCCCCTTCTGGGAAGAAGCTGTAGCCGAATATCAACACAATAACAAATGGCATTCGGATGACGCGCGGGAAACATTCTATGATCGCTATCTGGCAGATGATGTTCCAGATGAATGGACCAAAGCCGAGAAACAAAAATCCCACGGTGATGGTCTATTAGGACCCGCTCAGACAAACCGATTGGCAGTCTATTCTCGCCGATTTGGCATGGCGCGACTTCTATGGAATGCTGGTCCTATCACACAAGCCTTTCTAGAGAAAAAAGAGGGATGTGACCCTCTTGATGTCATTCGATGGTTTCCTCCACCAGGAGAGGTGACAATGATATTATTACGACCCGTTCGTCGCCAAGTATGTATTTAATCATCAATATAATAAATATCATCCGTCGAATGACGTGTTTCCGCAAACGATTTCTTTGTTTTTCCGAAATAGGATGTAGCAAATCCTTGGTCTACCATCCACTGATTAATATCTTCTCCCTTCTCATCGTACAATGTTCCCAATAAGCGCCCATATTTGTCTGGTTTAGACAATAGAATAGTAACCAAATGATGATTCTCTTCTATTTTCTTATGTAACGCTTGACTTGATTTCTTGGCGGCTTCCATTTCTTTCTCGCGATCAGGATTGCTTTTTAGTGGTTTCTTCTCGGGTGTATCAATCCCATACAATCGAACACGGTATTTGAATATTTTGTTGGTATCATCGCTCACCATCGCAATATCCACAGTATCACCATCCACGACATGCAACACTTTCACTTTCTTTCTTATGTTTTCATAAGAAACATAGGGAGTATTTTCGCTCGTACAATGTTGATAAATGGAGACATCTGTTACTGGTTCCACGTTCGGTATAGGATGGGATATCTCACTCTCGGCGCATATACAATTGCCCATCTTGTCATTTTCATAGACCCATATGTTTCATCAAATTTTAGGGAATAAGCCCCTTTTCTCTTAAGTCTTTTATCAACAGGTACTGCTTTTTGAGCAATGTATATCGCATATCATTGATGACAACTGTGCGGTTCAATCCAAAATGTTGGCTTTCATAATGAAGGAATGCCGCTTTTTTCCACTGTTCGATAATCCAGTGACGGGGTACATGCGCAATCGCAGTACGATATAGACTCACAAGAAAAGGTGTCACATCTTTTACTTCGTTAATCTTCATAATAATAAAATCTTCAAGCAAATCTCTTGCATTTGCCGAATCCAATTGAACCAAACTGGTCTGAACTGCTTTCAATGTAATAGAAGTGTGATGATACTTATGCCATACACTTTTATTAAAATTGTGTTGACGCAATGTAAGAAAACCCCAACGAAGTTCGCCGTGTATTTTCAATTGTTCATAAATCGAAACGAGCTGACGATAAGTAAATTCAATATTCGTCCACGGATTACGAGGGTAACACGGTACCGCAAACCCCTCCTCGTGATATAGTAATGCTGTTTCAATATGGATGGCCAAACTTTTAGCATCAAATATGAATTTCCTTTTCATGTTCCAATCATATAATACAACCTGTTTTTCGGGTTCAGATAGTGTGATGGGGTCTACGATATCTTGATGTCGTTTATCCATCTGATAGTTTCGCCAACGCGCCAGGACGTTCCTCATGGCATTACGAAGACGTTTCTCTACAATAAAGGATTCCATCACTTGCTCTTTCAGATCATAATACGTCATGTTTCCATCATCGTCATATCCCTCCTCTTCGTCGATGATATGCGACAGATAACGAAGTCTTACCGCCACAGAACGTAGACTTCGTGATACAATTTTTCGTACAAATATATTTGATTCAAACCATTCGGGTAGTAATAAATTTCGCCCATCTCTCTTTTGAAATCTCATCACATAGCCTGTTGATAATTGTAATAAACATCTATATGGCTTTTTTGGTATTATTTTAAAATACCCTGTACTTGTTTTCCTACGTTTTTCAAATGAATGATCATCATGTGTTCGATAGATATTCATATCAGAATCATCTACACCACCATCTTCATCCTCTACTTGGAAAAAAGTGAGTGGCTCCGCGTTTTCTTCCTCCACGTTTTCCTCATTCGTATTTTCCTCGTTCGTATTTTCCTCATCCATTTACTTCTATACTTCATTTTGGTTTAGGCACTCCTCTATTACAAATAGCTTCATTTTCTGTTCCTCTTTATTTATTTTGCCAATCATGTTCCCTTGTGAATTAATTAGCGTTTGTTCGATTTGCCACATAGGCGGTAAAGACGGTACATCTTTTATTTTTTGAATCGTAGTAGGCTGAGTTCCCTCCATCACCATCATTCGATGATTTCGATGAACAGGGCAGAAACTAGATTGATAGGCTGCTGGTTTTCGACAAAACACAGTCAAATGATCATGCTGAACGTATGCAGTACACTGATTCGAATCATGATGTGAATCCTGAATGATTACTTTCAATGAATCCGTTGTGGGAAGGACTTTTTTAATAAGCTCTTTTTCAGATACATGGAGGCGTTTGGCCAACTCCGCAATGTAGCGTTTTGATTGAGCGAGAAGAACGGACTCGAAATTTTCCCACAAAATTCGTGGAACTTTATATTCAAGTGTCATGGATACCCTTTATCGATGGATGGAGATGAGATCAAATTTTCTTGTTCTTATTTTTGCGTAGATCTTCGATGCTTTTTCGTAGAATGCGCTTTCTTATAAGATACTTTGCGTGTTTTACGGGGCGAACGTGGAGATTGGCGCACCGTTGGAGATTGGCGCACCTTCGGTGATCGCTTTATGGATCGATGACGAGGACGTGATCCGATCTGATGAAAAAACTCTCTCATGATCTGTTTTGCTTTTTCAAACATGGAGGAATCGTCGAATTGATAGAGATATAATTTTACATAATGTTTGGATCGGATTGATCGATCTCGACGATCAAAATGTAGAAATTGGATCTTGCCAACAAGCTGATCTTGACGCATGAGAGTAACATCGACATTATTTCTTCCCGATTCATTGAGTTCTGCCGTAATATCGTTCTGACTCCACATATTGATCAATTGGGTGCGATCCGTTTTGTGCTTCAACTGAAAATGATGCTGTTTGGGACTCAATTCTGGGTAGGGTTCGATATGGGGAAAGATGGATTGGGGATTCTCGATCTCGATCGTTTCTGCCAAATGACTGGCAGTTGGTTTTTGTTCTAGACTATCCTCGACGAATGATGTTTCGTCAGGGATTTCTACAGGCTTTGCCACAAGTGGAACAGGCTTTGCCACAAGTGGAACAGGCTTTGCCACAAGTGGAACAGGCTTCGCCACAAGTGGTACAGGCTTTGCCACAAGTGGAACATTTCTCGGTATGATTTTTGGCATCATATCATTTGGTTCTTCTTCAAGGCTTTCTACCTCTACAGCGAAGTCCGGTTTCGGTTCCTCCATCCTTCTCTTTCATCATATAAAAAAGAGTTCGTAACATGTCGTGTTTTTGTGATCCGCCTATAATCTTTGTATGAAATACATGTCGATCCATGTCGTAAAACCCTTCCTCAAATGGGTCGGAGGCAAAACACAGATTCTCGACGCAGTCCTCTCTCGATTTCCTTCCACGATCCAAAATTATCATGAACCTTTTTTGGGAGGAGGAAGTGTATTATTAGGCCTCTTATCCTATCGACAAGCCGGCAAGATCACCATATCCGGCACAGTATATGCCAGCGATCTGAACTCCAATTTGATCGGTTTGTATCAAACCATCCAGCGCGAACCCGAGACTCTGATCACGGAAGTTCACAGATTGATCGAAGAAATAGATGGATGTACCGACACAGGCGTGAATCGTTCCCCCGCAACTATCCAAGAAGCACTTACTTCGCGTGAATCTTATTATTTTTGGATCCGATCACGATTCAATTCCCTTTCGAAGGAACAGCGCATGACTCCATGCGGCTCTGCCATGCTTCTCTTTCTCAATAAAACATGCTTTCGAGGAATCTATCGCGAAGGTCCTCGTGGATTCAATGTTCCCTATGGAAATTATGCCCAGATCAGCATCATTGATGATGAACATATTCGTACCGTCTCTCGATTACTACAAGGAGTTGTATTTGGCGTTTATCCGTTTCTGGATTCACTACGCCCGGTCCAGCCAAATGATTTCGTCTATCTCGATCCACCCTATGCTCCTGAAACGAATCGTTCCTTTGTTTCATACACAACTGACGGATTTGATGAAACACAGCATGAGTCGCTATTTACCCGCTGTCAGGCACTTGCTGCAGCAGGATGTTCATGGATGATGAGTAACGCGGATGTTCCACTTGTACGTGATGCTTTCCCCCCTCCTTATTCTACCTTTGTAATTGTCTGTCGACGGGCGATCCATTCCACAAAACCTGGTTCAAAAACAAATGAAGTACTCATTACGACGCGAAATAGTTGATCGAATGATTTTCTAATCGAATAACAATGGATTCGCCACAGAATCATATATGGGGACCCCAATTGTGGTTTCTTCTTCATTCCTCGGCAGAACGGTTTGGCCATCCGCTTTCCAAACGACTTCCCGATGAAGAAAAACGGGTATGGACTGGCCTTCTTCGCAGCTTACAATATACTCTACCTTGTCCTCTGTGTAAGAGGCATTATACGTCCTATCTAGCGAAGTATCCGCTTGTATTGACAAAAGAGGGTATTCGATTATGGCTCTATCGTCTTCATTCAGAAGTCAATCAGCGAAATGACAAACCCACGCCGATCTCTTTGGAGCAAATGGAAGAAACATATGCGAAACCGTTCCAGTTTACTCTACATTATCCTACCGTGGTAAAACAAATGATGATGGCTCTTCGTCTGGGTTGGTCCACACGAGAAGACATTCGACGCACGATACGATTTTTTGAAGAACTGATGCGATATTATGATTTTTTCTAGGCGTCTGGGTCCTCTTCCCATGGAACATGGGAAGGCATGTGAACGCATTTATGCGTCTGGGTCCTCTTCCCATGGAACATGGGAAGGCATGTGAACGCATTTATGCGTCTGGGTCCTCTTCCCATGGAACATGGGAAGGCATACGAACGCATTTATGCGTCCGGATCCACAATACAAGCAACGGGACGATCGACCAAAGCAGTATTAGGAAGAATACGATTCGAAATACCAAATAAATCCGCTAATCGGCCATCACTTGGTTTACTTAACATTCTATACCATCCATATCCAAGTGCCCCAAATAGTGGGGCTCCCAATAGAAACCCTACTTTTGGTTCGCATTCCGCATACATACGAAATCCAATCACAACGAACGTAAAGACAATAATAGACGCAATCGAAAGAACTGCCTGCGACTTGCGATTCGATACCTTGGTCGGATCCGCTTCAGGATCAGTCGGGCGTCGATACAGTTCCACCGCATTTGTCAACATGTATCCTAAGAAGAAGCAGATCATGGCAAATGATGTAGTACATACTACATTATCATTTTCAACTTTTGATGGGTTGGATACTGTTGAATAAGGAATAACCACTTTACAGATATCCGATGTCTTTGTTTTAAAGATACTGAGATCAAATGTTAACACGAGAAAGTCGGCGAGTTTATTTAGAATTGATGATAAAAGAGGAGTAGCAATCATAAAGCCTACTAGGAAAAACATCATCGCATAATTGGCAGTGAAGAGACCCAGAATCACCATCGTCCCTGCGAGAGTAATGGGTAGGGCTCTCATGCCACCGTACAGGAAAACATGAAGGTCTGATATAATCCCTCGTAAGGAATCCATTCTATTTACATATTATTTTATTTGTATTACACAGCGGCACATACGTACACATTCGTTGGATTTCCATTAGCATCCGTGCCTTTTGATGTTAGAACAGGTAGACCAAGGAAATTCATGGACTCCATACCAAATAACGATTTGTTAATGTAGAAAAAGAGATATCCAACAACCACTGCCAGAGCTGCTGCAATGATAATTTCTCCAAGTGTATCATCGCATCCTGATAAAAAGATACGAGCGAGAATGAAAGTACATACAATCATTCCCATAAACAGATACGCAATCATACTCCGTGTCTTCCAATTTTCACCCATGGATTCTAATGCCGCTGAAGACGCGCTTGTGGCAAACCCAAGATAACTTGCCATCGAAACAATGGAGAAGATACCATAGGACGGGTATGGGTCATGATTAAACATGCGACTGATGTCCATTTGAGGCGTTTTGTACCCTGCGCGGCAGGCAATCGGCTTCTGTATGGCCGGGGGACCAAACATCTGTACTGACATCCATGCAATCAAACGATGACTTAGTGTCAATTCAATAATAAATGCGGAAAAGACACCATATGCTATATTTTGGGTTAAAAAATACAAGACAAAGCAACCAAATAACACTGAATCGGGCATCAAGTTATACATTTCAGCAATGGTTCGAATCACTGTACCACCCATAAAGCCTTTTATTTTTGGAATCCAATCAAAGGATGAACCTGATTGCGCGGCTACGCTTGATGCGGCGTTTGTGGATGCCATCTCTATTCATAGCACATAAATCTGTATGATATTGGCCGATTGATATAAAGCATGAACACGTTTTTATCATAATATGGGTATCCCATCTTATTATAAAAAACTAGTCACTATTCTTCCGAGTCTCATCCGACGAAGTCATCCCTCTATCGGAATCGATTGGCTCTTTATGGATTTTAATTGTCTGATTTATCACTGTCTTCATCGTGCTGATACACCCGTCTATCCTGGTGATCATCAAAAGGATGAATGGGAGACACAATTTATTGAATGTATTGTACGTTATTGTGTAAAGATCGTTCGTCAAGTGGATCCGAAAGTCGGTGTATTTTTGGCGATTGATGGTGTAGTTCCCATGGCTAAAATGCGTCAACAGCGACTTCGTCGTTTCAAATCAGTATGGTTGCAGCAGCAAGAGAAAAAGGGCGAAATTAAATGGGATACGAATGCGATTACGCCTGGAACTCATTTTATGAAAAAACTCCATGCCGGCCTTGAAAAAATGATCAAAGAAAAGGGAAAGGGAACCTGGCGATTAAGTTCTAGTGACGAGCCTGGAGAAGGAGAACATAAGATTATGACGGCGTGGCGAACTGGTCAACATAATGGGCCAACTGCTGTCTACGGATTGGATGCCGACTTAATTGTATTGTCTCTTCTAGGGCAGGCTATGCAGCCTATCTGGCTCTTTCGTGAAGAGATTGAAATGGGCAAGATTGCTTATGATTCGGAAGGCGAAGAACAGATGGAATGGTTTTCAATCGATGTCTTACGAGACTGGTTGACGAGCGAATCGCAAGATAAACGTTCGTTTCTCCTGGATTATTGTTTCGCCATGTCCGTTCTCGGTAATGATTTTCTTCCTTCCTCTCTTGGTCTCAAAATGCGAGACGATGGTCATACCGAACTTCTTTCTGTTCTTCGAGATCCCAAAAGGGCGCCACTTGTTACTAGTAGTGAGGTCTCCATAAAGGGTCTTCAATGTCTCTTTCAAATGCTATCTGCCAATGAAGAATCACGTATTCAAAAATATATTGGTAAAAAGCAATATTTCAGTCGAGGCACCCAAGAAACAGATCTTGGTCAAAATAATTGGCCATTGCATCATATCGAAGAAGAAGTCTTACTTGATTCACAAAAACGAGCTCTGGCACCAAACTGGAAAGAAAAATACAAAGGACTTTTCTCCCATTATTCACGCTCGATAGAGCAATATTTGTATGGTATTCAATGGATATGGGCGTATTATACTGGAAAATTGGAAGATGTTTGTTTTAATTGGTATTATCCATTTTCTCTTCCACCCTTGTGGGAATCATTGAGAGCCGCTCCTCTTCCTGTTTTTCCTGCGAATGTATTGGTTCGCGCTCAGGACATCCGTCCTGTTGAACAATTAGCACTGGTGCTTCCTCTAGAAAGCTGGTCGTTGATTCCACCTTGTAAAGAGCGCAAGTTTCCATCTCTTGCTCCCCAATTTTATCCTTCTGTGTATTCGTTTGAGTCGATGGGGAAACGGTTTTTCTGGGAATGTGAATCGATGATTCCTCTTCCAAGTATTTACGAGCTGAAACAGATTATACTGACTTCGTCATAGTGACTTCGTTATAGAGGCTTCATCAGTAGAGCCAGCTCCTCAAACCCTTCCTTGAGTTCTGGCATTTTCACTCCATCAGGATGATATTCTTTTTCTTCTTTTACAATGTCCATTGATTCGTATAGATAGGTTCGAATCAGTGGAAGTTCATATTCATCCGTGTCAGAATGAATAGAAACTGTTTCTACAAGTTGTTGATGATAAGCGAGTTCAGTCGGCAGAAAAGGGATGGAACTCTGTACCTTGTTCAAATACTGACGTGTACGAATTCGTTTCTGGAATCGTGTCAAGAATAACGGAATGGTTGTCTTCACATAGTAATCATAAATATGTCTTTCATCATCATACCGATCATCTAATGTGATTTGCTTATAATCAGTCGACGATAATTCGACGGTATTGGGTAAAAGGACACAATAAACGCTGATTCTTTCATTATAATATAGTTCAAATACGATACATTGATGTTGATTCCATATGTCCTCGACCTTATCAAGCGAAATATCGGCATGATGTGACATATGGAATATTTCCGTGAAAGAAATATCAGGAAGTATAGGCATTGGTTTCGCAGTGTTCAATACATACGTACAGGGTGCGTTATGGAGATATCGATAAAGATTCATCGTGTATGATTCATATCCGTAAGAATACGTTTATCAATTTTATTTGGTGAGCGCTGAAATAAGGCCCATGCAGCATGTCGCCGCCACCTCTGGGATGTTCACATTACGCGAAATATCAGCGAGAGTTTCCAATAGACTTTCTCCAATCGCTTCCGCTTTAGAAATTAGGTAGGATTGTACTGGAAGATCGTCAACGACATCCTTCATCAATTGTCTCAATAAATAAAGCACCACCGCTTTTTTCTTCAAGCCTGGAATTTTTGATCCATCGACCTTCGTCTTCTCCATGATCTTCATCAGCGCTGCCAGAAGTTTGGTGACTTTGACAGAGACCGATAGATTCGCATCTTTTAAAATCGGTTCCGCCTCAGCCTTAGCTTCGTGATAGACAAGTGATACAATACGTTCACCCTCTTTATCCAGCTTTACCGTAGAATCCTCGCCTACCGCCCGCATAGCGGCGTCGACCGCTTCTTCCTTAATGGTGTCAGCCGCACCCGCAGCCATCTCAGTGATTTTATTCTTTCCAGCAAGTTTGATTTCTTCTAGGACTGACATTTCTACTTCTTCTTAGAAAATGATTCAGGTGACAACTCATCATACGATATGAGCACAATCGCAACAAACGCAAATGCGAATCCCACTTGTTTCATAGAAGAGATTTTCTCTTTGAAATAGAATAATCCTACAACGGTTACTAACATATCACTGATGACATCCCACAAGATATTCATTATTGTCATTGATTCATATTGAAGGGCTTGTAAGAAGATATAGGGCTGGAAAGAATAAATCAACATGGCGATAGGGACAATTCCTCTCCATGGAATATTTCCCATATCATATTCCTTGAGTCCTGTCATTACAATAGCATCAATCGATGCCATAGCTGTGGCCATCGCAATAGGGATGAGGTTAAACATAATACTATATTTGCGTAACAAATGATCCAATGGTTTTTACTGAGAATGATAGATGGGGAACAACCAGTCCGCGGTCGATCCCGTTCATGTTCGTATGTATTCGAATATGATTCAAATTCGTGATCCATTAAAACGCATTCAAGTCATTCAAACCTGTCTGGCATCCATGGAATATGTTAATTCTGCCAAGCGATGTGGGATCTATAGCTATCTTCTTCATTATCTTTCCACTGTTCAATCGGGCGGCCAACCATCTGTACTTCCGGGAGAACCGTCTTCGCAATCACATCAAGTACCCGCTACGCATTCACAGCAGCAAGGGATCGCTGTTCCTCGTAGTCTACAGCACAACTTTGTGGGTGGAATCGGGGCGACACACCCTTCCATGCTAAATGCCCCCAACGCATCAACGTATCAACAACCCTCGCATAATAAAAGCTCTCAGCAAATCGTTACCCATACCTCGAACGAGCCCACATGGAAAGTGATCACTGATACCCCAAAACAAAAGGCGATTTCTTACTTTGCATCATGTCTTGAAGTATTGAATATCCAAGAAGAGGTTGCTCTTACGGAAGAATCTCTCAAAATTGCTTACAAGAAAATGGCGCTTCGCTCTCACCCCGATAAGGGTGGTTCGGAAGAATACTTTGAAGCAGTCACACGAGCCTATGCCTACTTGGCTGAAATTCTGAAATTTATGAAGGGGGGGAAACGAGACACAGGTGCTCGTGTCGATGCGACTCATATGTCACAAGCACAACAAAGCCGTGAATCCGATGCCAAAAAATGGGATTATGGTGGCGAACCTGTACGTCTCAATGCCAAGAATCTCGACATGAATGCCTTCAATAAACTGTTTGAACAAACGCATATGCCCGATCCAGATTCGGATGGATACGGTGACTGGCTGAAAGACTCTAATGGTGGAAATGGAGGTGCTCAGAAATTCAAGGGCGAATTTAACCGTGACGTATTTAACCGTATGTTCGAAGATGAAGCACGAAAAGGTCCCAAACAAAGCTCGGCACTCATGGTTCATCCAGGTCAAATGGCACTCACACTCAACCCCACCAGCGGCGTGGATTTGGTAGGAGAACGTCCTGATACCTACACAGCGGCACCCAATTCACGTTTTCAATTCACTGATTTACGTGGCGCCTATACGTCGGAATCCACCATTTCGGATAAAGTGGCCAATGTCGCCGTTCACGATCGAACCTTTGAACAATATCGTGCGTCTCGTGAAAAAGCGCCAGAACAGTTTAATCAATCGGAGCTTCATAGTATTCGTGAATTTGAACAGCGTCAGTCGGCGGCGGATGAAATGCGTGAGCGGAGAAGGGCCGAGATGCATATGAAAAACCAGCAATATCATGATCGCATGAAACAGATGGTCATCACAGATGGAGTGGATCTCAATCAAAAGAAGATTGGTTATTAATGGGCTTTTTATATGGAACGTTCTCCGCCAAAGGCGGCTTATAAAAAGCCCGCAAAAAAATAGATTTTTATAATAATTTATACCGCTCTCCGCCCCGTTTCGCTTCCTCCCATCCCTCCTGGCATATCATATAGAGCCATTTCCCACCATTCGATTCGAAAAGAACCGTGTATACTTTTTGATTGGTACATTGTACTGTGAAATAGTATTCACCCTCCACTCCATCCATAACAATACTTTCAATCGATGAAATGGGTATGGTTGTATTATTTAACATAATCCATTTCGGGTCGGACATTCTATCCTGGTATCCTACTTAAACTGCGAATCATTACCAGCAGGTAGTATGGATCTCGCTCTAGAAAAACTAGGGTTTTCCTCAATGGATGATGTAAATTCTGAATCTTTGAAGCGTGCCTTCAAGACAGCCGTGGTTAATTCGCACCCTGATAAGGGCGGATCGGAGGAGGACTTTGAATCGATCTTGGCAGCCTATGTCCATCTTTCCACAACGATCAGGCGCATGACAGGTGGACGATCTGGATTTCAGGTCCTCAATGTATTTGATGTTCGACAAGCACGCGATGATCAGTTTACCAATGAATTAAATAATCTCGTCAGTGAAGTATTTGATCATCTCGATTCCAACCAGAATGAAGAATTTCGAAAGGAATTTAACGATCAATTCGAAAAGGTTCATGTACGTGAGAATGAGAGAGGGTATGAAGAGTGGTTGAAACAGGAGGACGATATCAAACAAGACGATCTATCGACAGACTTATCAAAAGATCCTGTTGATTGGAACCGCACCTTTGAATCGAATGTGAAACAGGGGAAACCAGAGCCCACCACGCTGATCCTTCACCCTGATCAAATGGGATTTGTATCCGGTTCGACCCGTGGCGCAGCACTGATCCCATCCGTTGGGAATTCGTTCACATCGGATCCTGAAGAACGACCTGAATATACCGATCTACAAGCTGCATATACTTCTGAGAATACGGTGTATGATAAAGTACCGATGTATGAAGAAAAACAAAGAACATTTGAGGATATTCTCAAAGAGCGTAATATGGTGTATGTCTCTGAGTTAGATCGTGATCTAGAAGCGATTGCGGCGTACGAGAAGCGAAAACAGGAAGAAGAGGCTGCTCACAAACAGAAGATTGAGGCCTATTTTAAAGGGACATCCTCCAGTGTTTGGGCATTACGTAGTGTGCAGAGTGGCCCACGTTAACAAAAGGAGGAAAGTTCAGACGAATCCTTCGTAAAAGAATTCAAATGATGTGATAGGGTGACATGGGTCCATTTGAAATTCTTCTTTTGATTCTCGTCTTATTATTGACGGTGGCATTTATCTATGCCTTCTTTTATTCCAAAGACCTCGTGAAACATAATCCATTTCTCGACAAACATCTCCTACAGCGCGGGATGGACAAACCTGTGATCTGGCTCTATTATGACACATCCGATGTCAACTCGCGCGAATGGTCTGATTTTGGCGCACGCTCAACACGTGCTTTGAATATCCCATTCCTCAATCTGTGCTACGAGTCGATCGTTCACAAAAATAAAGATCTCTATCGCATTGAAGTGATCGGTGGATTGGCGGGTGCTGCCGAATTATTAGGAGGATGGGACCACCTTCCTCCCGGATTACGTGATCCGATCTCACCAGTCAATGAGGCTGAACTGAACTATCTTCGTACCGCCATTCTTGCTAAACACGGTGGTCTATGGTTGGAACCATATTGTGTGTGCCTCAAACCCTTTGGAAAGTTGCCAGAAGACAAGACGGTCTTTTTCGGAACGGATCTCGATGAAACGTATGCTGGCACGGCGGGAACCAACGTCCCTGGATTCCGTGCCATTTGGACTCCAAAGGCTGACCACCCAATGTTCAAGGAATGGGCTGCGGTGTGCTATGAACGAGTAGCGAAGAAACGCGGTGGCGATCAGATTCGTGGCGATGTGAAGTGGGATTTTGTACGCTTCTCTAACGATTACGTTCAAACAGGACTAGTTGTCGATCCTGCGGCGGAAGGCATGCGCAAGAAGAACGGCAAACGTATTCAATTAGAGGATTTATTGGCTTCCACAGATGGCAAGTTACCATTTGACCTCTGTGATTATACAACATATGTCCCATTTCCATGGAAGGAGCTGCGGGACCGTGAAATGTTTGGCTGGTTTTTACGAATGAGCGAGTCGCAGATCATGGATTCTGATCTGGCTGTGAAGTATTTGCTAGAGAAATCTCGAAAGTAGATGACGACATAGTCTCTCGTAACGTTTTATCAATTACATGCTGTAGTGCTAGCATACTTGTATTTCCTTTACAATATGAAATCCAAGAATGAATCAAAAATTTATGAATCATAATATTATCGCTAAATTGATTCGTCCCAAATAATTGGTTGATCGTTTGAAAACTTTCTAGAATATCCTCATAGGCGTACCCTCTTTTCCAAATATGGATCAAACTCTTTATTGCACCCACTGAATCATTTATTGACATTGCAGTTAATAGTGGAATGAAATCCATGTAGATAGGCGAAGAACATAACATACGTACTCGTTGAATGGTAATGGTCTCTTTACTTGTGATATGGACATCACGTATTAACTTTAAAAGCCGTATCAAATCGCTGCTGTTGTTTCCTGCTAAATTAATAACCCAACTCCACATATCATCTGTAAATTGATCTGTAATCCCCACACTGTTTAGGAAATGAGAACGGTATAGAATGGCATCAAGTGAATTCATTGCGATATGAATACACCGTGATCGCAGCGCAGGGATCAGATCTTCTTCTGACGTCCCAATAAAAATAAAACGGGTAATATGAGAATAAGATTCCATCGGTCGTCGTAGTGCCTGCTGTGAAATATGGGGGAAGGTATCTACATCATCTACGATCACCCATCGATAGTTCCCCTTCCCTAGTGACATTTGTCGAATAAAAAGACTCACTTGTCCTCGAATGGTCTGAATGCCGCGATCTTGATCGGGTCCTAATAAGAGGCATTCGTCAATGGATTCTACTCCCCAGAGATGGGGAGTGGGTCGTTGTTTAGATACAGCATAGGATTGTAACCATTCTCGAATCAGAGTTGTTTTTCCACAACCAGCGGATCCCGTGAGAAAGATGTGACTCGGCGAATCAACTTGTTGAATACAATCATTCCAGACCGAATCTTGACCAACCAATGAGGTCATTATTCGTTCTTCGGTAGTAGACTTTAGATTGCTCGATACGGGCCTAAACGTAGCCTGTTACTACCAATTAAACCGAACCGCATGTCTGCTAAATCATTGTATGACACGCTAGGTGTGTCCAAAAGCGATACATGTACTGCCATTAAAAAGGCATACTTGAAGCTGGCACGTATTCACCATCCTGACAAGGGCGGCGATGCTGAAAAATTCAAGGAGATTACCAAAGCAAGTGATATCTTGACCGACGAAAAGAAAAGACGGATCTACGATGAAACAGGAATGACGGATGAACAAATGATGGAACGAAGTCAGGGTGGACCTGCTGGTGGATTTCCGTTTCCTGGCGGCATGCCTGGAATGCATGGCATGCCACCAGGCGGATTTCCATTTGAATTCAATATGAACGATTTATTTGGAAACATGTTCGGAAATCCGCCTGTCGGTCAGCGCGGTCCCATTCGTAAACAAAAGAAACCCAATCCCACCGTTCAAACGATTCCCATTACACTAGAGCAGTTTTATCTCGGACATCGATTTGATATTCACATCAACCGTCAATCCTTTTGTACAGGGTGTGATCACAGTGGTGCGAAAACAAAGGAAATATGTCGTAAATGTAACGGCCAGGGTGCTGTGACACAGATTGTTCAAATGGGGCCGATGGCAATGCATACCACGGGCCCGTGCCATGATTGTCAGGCGAAGGGTGAACGTGTGATCGAAGTATGCGTGCCGTGTTCTGGAACAGGATTCATCAATGACTCTCGCAAGCTATCTGTCAACATTCTTCCTGGAACCCGCGCAGAAGAGACCTTCCAATTTTCAGAAGTATGTTCTGATCATCATGCGTTTGAACGTCCTGGCGATGCCCACATTATGCTTCAAGAAGATCCAAACGATCCCGCATTTAAGTCATTCAAGCGCATTGGCGATCGATTTCAGCATCTGGAAACCAGAATTTCATTGTCGCTTTCGGAATCATTGGTAGGTTGCGTCGTAAAAATAGAAAATCATCCAGGATACGACGAGGGTCTATTTATTCAGATCCCTGCTGGATCGTTTCAGAATGATACCTATTGTATTCGTGGGTTTGGTATGCCATTGTCTGGTAATATTGGTTCATATGGCGATCTCTTTTTGCGAATTGATGTCACTATTTCTGCGATGGATCGTTCCTCATTTACTGCGCAGGCCGCTGAACTTCTTACACCCCTCTTTAAGGATCGTGTGCGCACGGTAGATTGTACAGAGGATGCGATTCAAAAGGATGCGTTCTTACAACTTTAATACTCGTCATGTGCGATATATTTTAGTGCCCTTTCTCCATTTTTTTCAATGATACGATACCATGTTTGATCCATTTGATTGGGCCCTTGATAAAGAATTCGATCGCCTACTTTTGCTTTCTGTAGCACTTCTTGGAGACACTTCTCTTGCTCTTTCTCCCACAGATCAGTATAAATCGTAAAGGTACTCATTTGATGATGTTTTCCATCATGAATCAGCACATATCAATTTTGTTTTTGCGCACTTTTTTCTAAGCGGCTGAAAGCTGTTAAAAAGTGCCTTACATACGCTGACGAGCAGCGGCAGCGGCAAGCTCAACGCCCGAATCAGTGTTCAGACCCGCCTTGGCATAATCGGCCGAGCCAAGAAGCATCGTGCCGGCAGAAACGGGAGCATATCCGAGCGCACCGCCCTTTGAACGACGAGTGCTACGCTTGCGACGGCTGCTACGCTTGCGACGGCTGCTATGCTTGCAACGGCTGCTATGCTTATGGCGACGGCTATGCTTGCAACGGCTGCTGTGCTTATGGCGGCGGCTGCTATGCTTGCGACGGCTGTGCTTGCAACGGCTGCTGTGCTTATGACGACGGCTGTGCTTGCGACGCTTGCCGCCCGTCTGGTCTTTCAGACCAGCAATACCATTGAAAGCCCGATCCAGACCCCCAAGCATCGCCGGGCCACGCATCGCAGACGGAAGGGCTCCGCCCATCTCAGAAAGAGGCGCGCCCGCCAACGCTCCGCCATGCTGACCCTCATGGATCTTCAAATAATCTCCGCCATGACCCATGGACATCTTTGATGACCAATCACCAGCAAGATTGTACGAAAGAGGCGCGCCATTCATCATGGCACCACCTTCCTTACGACTGTGTCGACGACGATGCGACTTGTGTTTACGATGTGACTTCCGGGACACCATTTCTATTTAGACCTTTGAAAATTATCGTCGGTTCTGTGCTTATTTCCAACTCATCATTTGTTGGTACGATTGGAAGTTCAGACGCGATGTACATAGACGGAACGTAGAAGATGTACCATGATTCTGAATCGAATTCTGGACATATAGTAGAAAAATGAGCTCCTCTGCACCTGATTGGACCGATGCCATTGCGGATAGCACGCTGTGTGGTTATTTCTATGTCTTCTTTGTTATCTTCTCTGTATTGGCCGGTCTTTCCGTTCTAAGCGCCATCTATATGTTTGCCACGACAAAGATTACCGGTGGATTAGTTCTCGCCGTATTGCTTGCCAAACTGATCAACTTTGGAATTTCAGCAACGGCTGCCCTGTTTTTGTATTTGATTTGCGACCGCGCGCTGAAGCCGTCGGCGAAGAACTCTCAGGCGGCAAAACAAGCTGCGTCAGGGTCAGGTCTGCTGATGATGTAAATACCACTTTCCCTTTTTTAGCCATTTTTTCCGCCATTTTTTCGAGACGTTCTGAACGAGGAGGGAGAAACACCAGCATATGAGTACATTCTTTTCGCATTCGATCATCTCGAAGAATCTGCGCAATGCGTCCATTCTTTGCCCAATCCGATTGAAAAACCTGCGTCTTGATACGGAGCGAATCCGCCCATTCTTGGAGATAAATCGACGTATTTCCCTCTGAAGGAATAAGTATCTTATCGGGTGTACGACCTAGTTCTTGTAAGATAGGTACAAGAACTAGATCTTGGAGGTCTCTCTCCGAAATTTTATTTGAACTTCCGAAAATGCCCCATATGGATGACATTGATTGTAGCTTTTACAAATGCTGTTCTTTATTTCAATTTTTATGAATCCATTCATATATTACCCTGGAAAGAAGAAGCGCAATCAAAAAAGCAACCACGTGATTTATGATACATAAATATACCAGATTCTTTCCATGAATATCCGTACACATATCGAATATCGTAAAAAATATAATTAATATGATAATTTCAATAATCGTATTCATATATACTATCTATACTTACAAAGATGCATCATATGCCTCCTGAAGGGAGGCCAAGTTCACCTTGCGCTTCTGAATCTTGCCTGACACGATGTATAGCGAATTCTCGGTCACAATGATAAAATCCTCGCCAACCTTGTATAGTTTCTTGATCAACGAAGTAAACTCGTCTTTTGACTTCACCAAAACACGCTCCGTAGTAGTCGGGTCTTCACCCAAAAATGCGGTACCTGCGCATGTTTGGCGATAATAATCAAGCATCATGGCACGATCCTGTTCAATCGCAATTTTAGCGGCCTGTACGAGGGTCTGAGCCGCCGGTAGAACGTCAGCGGCGGCAGCGGCGGGAGTTACAACAGTATTCGAAGCCGGGGTGGACATGTTCTAAATCTGTCAATAAAATACAATTCTGTACCGTATCATTAAACGCAACTCAATAAACCGTGCTGCGGTTTATGTCGTGTTTTACTAATGCCGTACTTAGTTTATAATGTACTTAGTTTACGTCGTACTTAGTTTACGTCGTACTTAGTTTACGTCGTACTTAGTTTACGTCGTGTTTGGTTCATACAATACCGTTGCGTGATGTTTATCCAGCACCGCGTTGAGAAAGTCATAGGCAGCCTCAATTTGTCCAAGCTGTCTTGCACCCGTAATAATAATTCGTCCTGTTCGAAAGATGCTCATCGTGATGCGTTTACATTCTCCCTCTCCTTCGCCCATACCCTGCCCCTTACAGAATGTCTTACATTGACAAATGCCAACTCCTGGATTTCGCTTATTATAGAAGAATTTGGTATTCACACCTTGATAGATCGTTTTTTCGAGCATACTGAAGAGATTGTATTCATTAATCAAGATTTTGTGAAGCGCATCTTGATTAATGAATTTATTGAGTGCATAGTCTGTATTGATAAGCTGAACGGAAAATCGTTGAATGCTTGGTGGTGTAGTGAAAGGAGAAATGGGCAGTGATAGAATCAGTTGAAGGAGCCATTCAATGGCCTGGTATGCAAATGGTTCTGATGTCACACCTGTCATTTGAATACCGCCATTCGCAAATAACTTTACATTGACTTCCTTCCATCCATCCGCTGTCTTTCGACGTAGTACCAATGTGGATTGATTAAAGAAGGACTTTGATGTAATCTTGCGGTTTGTAAATATATCTTTATAACTCGAACCAAGTACCATGTTATTATGTTCAAATTTAAGAATACCCTCATCAGGATACCATATTGGGAGAATCACGGGGCGCAGTGATTCGAAAAGCGAGTTTAATTGGATAGGAGTACCCCAATTGGCCGTGATGACCATGGTAGATACTCGTAATTTAGATTTCGTAAATGTAGCCGCTGCCATATTTGGTTGTGCTTTATGTTTTGAGCATCGCATCATCAATTTTTTGTTTACATTCTCCAATAAATGTAATAAGTTGCTTCTCCATGATATCATGTAAAGTAGTACTATCAATCAGCAGTGAATAAATCAAGTTCATTCGATCCATTAATGGACGATCAATGATTTGAAACATATCCAATAACAATAAAAGTTCGGTTAAGATCATTTGAATATCGGTTGTATCCTCTTGAATCCACTGTGCGATCTCGGACGGATGTCCGTTCATATATCTCCAAAGTCGCTGTTCCATTTCCGATTTTCGGGCACATTGTCGTAAATCTCCGCGCGTCATTGCCGTCACCATATCGGTCACATCCTGGTTTCGATTCGGCGGATCATATCTTATTTTAAGAAGACGCTGACGTAATTTAGGGTGAATTCTACTTTGAGAATTACAAATGAGAATAACACATATATCGGTGGGATCTGTATTCAGCATCGTTTGAAGAGATAACTGTGCCGCTTCCGTTAATGTTTCACATTCATCAAGAATTAAAAAACGAGGAGAGGTTTCATTCTCCGTTCTCCAATCGACCCGCAAAAAAGGGAAAACTTTCTGACGAATCGACTCTAAACTGCGCTCATCCGCCGCATTCATTGAAATACACATGAGTGATTTACGGTTCCCCCATATCTTTTCGACCAACCATGCTGCACTTGTCGTTTTCCCCGATCCAGGTGGACCAAATAGCAGTAAATGCTGTAGAGTTGATGGATTTTTTGAAAACATAGAAAAACAGGTCCGTACCCGCTCACACCAGAACGATGTATCAACCGACATCTTATCTTATCTTTTGTCGATATGCTTAAATCCCTTCTTTCTTTTTTCTATATATTAAGTATAATCATGTTTCACCCGATGATGTCACTCTTTACTGCGGTGCTCTTCTTTGTCCTGACACCAGGCATTTTGCTCTCGTTGCCGCCAGGGTCGTCGTTTGTTGCTAAGGCGATGTTTCACGCAGTCGTGTTCGCCCTCGTCTATCACTACTCTCATCAGTTTGTATGGAAGTCGTTGTATAGCTCTCCGCAGTAAATGAGTAATTGTTATACAGGTAGAGGATGTGGAGAAATAATTGTCTAAGTAAAGGGGGGTGTGGGGGAGACGCTGAAAGCGGTTCCCCCACAAAACAACCTAAATGAACGAACGCGTTCCAATGACAGTATGAGTGGTAGAGGTCGAGGAAAACGTGTAAGTGTGAAAACGGAAAATCCAACGGAAGAAGTTGCTGTAGTAAAGAAGACAAGCAAGAAAAAACAATTCCCAGTTGTTGCTATCATTACCCCTGATGGGATTGAAGGTTCCCTTCTTTCCGGTATTCGCCGGCCTCTGATTGTCCATCTTCCCATTCAGAGTAAGAATGTGATCATGAATGATATGCCAATCATGTATGATCCACTGCCTCCTACAGAGGCACAGCCCTATGATAGCTATGCGAATAACCCATTCGTAGATGAGGTGGAGCAAATTCAAGAGACAAAGGAGGATGCGTCGTCTTCTGAGCTTCATACAGGGGATGTTCGCAGTAGAGAGCTTCGTGATGCAGAACTTCGTCTAGAATCAAACAGTGATTTGAAAAAAGAGACACCTGTTGCTGCTGCCGAAACCGAAATTGATTACTACACACTAAAGTCCCCTCTTCTGGTTCAATTCAAAGACTCCTCAGAGGTCAAGACCATTCCATCACATAGCACGTCTGCTTGTTTTTGGTGTTGTCATTCCTTTTCTCATCGCCCAGTGGTCTTGCCAGTTCGAGATACAGGTGAACATTTGATCGTGATGGGTAATTTCTGCTGCCCAGAATGTGCGGCAGCCTATCTATTCGATATGCGTCAAGATGCGCATACACGATGGGAACAGTTGGCTTTGCTCTATCGCGTGTATGGTGAAGTATGTGATAATAACATCCATCCTGCGCCTCCTCGAGCTATTCTTCAATTATTTGGCGGATCTCTATCTATTCAGGATTATCGTGGACTCATTCGTTCTCATAAGGTGCGTGTTGACATTCATCTTCCTCCTATGGTAAGTATTCTTGCGACTATGGATACCAAGCCGATTGATTTTTATGATGCAAGTTTGACCAAGAATGTAAATGAGACAGTAAAGGAACGTCTTCAAAAAGCAGAGGAAGTTCTTCGACTTCGTAGAACAAAACCTCTCAAGGCATGGGAATCAACTCTTGATGCGTGCCTCAATCTGAAAATCAAATCTTCATAAAATTGATGACACAATTTGCGCAGAGAATAGATACCGCAACTATGTCTATTTCATCCACTCTCATTCAAGCCTGCTTGACGAACGTTCAAAAGGAATTCCGCCAGTTGGAACACTGGTTGAATAGCTTACATCCGTCCGAGCCGTCACAGCCTTCGGCTCCATCTAGTCAGTCAAATGATCGCCTGGAAGCCACCTTGCGTGATATTTCATCCTCTATCTCACAACTCTCCAAGCAATATGAAGTTCAACAACTCGCACTCCATCATATCGTAGATCGTCTTGATGTTCTTGAGGGCGCACGTACTATTCAAATTGACGAGGAACAGGACGATCCATGGTTGATTGATTCTACTGGCACCTGTCTGGAAAATACAATTATTGAGCCAGTAGAGCCTGTTTATGTGATTCATAAGGAAGAAAATGAGGGTAATAGTCATACACCTGTTATGACGAAAACCCCACCGTCTTCACCTCATACAGAAACATTGTCTGCTATCGTTTCACCTATTGAATTGGTACAAGAAGAGGTACAAAAAGTGGAACCAGTAAAGGAAGTCGAACTAGTCCGTGAAGTAGAACCAGTCCACGAAGTAGAAGCGGAGGAAGAAGTCGAACCAACAGAGGAAGAAGTAGAGGAAGAGGAAGAGGAAGAGGAAGAGGAAGAGGAAGAGGAAGAGGAAGAAGTAGAGGAAGAGGAAGAGGAAGCAGTAGAGGAAGAGGATGGTGTCGAATTGGAAGAAATTACCTACAAAGAGAAATCATACTACAAAGATGGAGAGGGGTTCATCTATGGAATCGATGAAGAGGGTCAGCCAACCGACCAGCCCATCGGCATCTGGAAAGAAAAATCACAGTCCATCGCATTCTATCGACTTAAATAATTCTATCTGATACTATCACTAGATGTTTCGTTCTTATTTTTTAACAAAAGCAATGCAACTATGGAACTGGGCAGTTGATACCTGTCAGCACGTTCGTACACACCTAACAGAAGTGTATCACTACGCCCGTGTCTATTACAGTGGATTAACACATACATGGGTGTTTATACCAGGACAATCGCTTCCTCTCCCCATCTCACACATCAAAAATAAGGTCAATCCTACATGGATTTATTCTAATCATCTCTTGACCTCTATGCATCAGCCTGCCAATACCATTTGTAAACTCTCCTGGTTATCCGCAAAAATTACAGTCATTGATAAACACATCCAAATAGACAACGACATTGATTCATTTATATCTGCGTTTCGGCTACATACACATGACAGCATTACACCAAGCCTTACACATTTGTTTTTGTGTTGGTGCGCGCAAACCAATCAGTGGTTCCCATTGGATACCATTGTTCAATTTAACGTAATTGATCATCATGGTGAAGAACAACTACTCACTCTTGGAGCGGACAATCATTGTCTTGTTGTTCGTGATCAAAAAATCTATCATCAAGTTGCCAAACGTACGAACTCATCACATGAACTTTCAAACGCTTATGAGTATTATCATCCGTGTTAGACGTTTTTAAAGGCTTTAAAATTGAAAGATATGAACGGTTTAAAGAAATGCACACCACACTAAGCTTAGAACCTTCTTGTTCTTCATCATGGCCACACCATTGGACGATTCAAAGATGACCTCTTTGATTCCGACAGGGCCTTGGACCATCTATTTCCACTCTCCCGAAGAGACCAAGTGGACATTACAAACCTTTGTCAGCTTAGGCTCCATGAAAACCTGGCACCAATTCTGGTCGATTATGGAAGTCCTAAAAACGGAATCGTTTTCCGATGGAATGTTCTTCTTGATGCGCGATCCTTCGCCTCCCTTGTGGGAGAGTCACCATCATATTCGCGGTGGATGTTACTCCTTTCGTTGCCAAAAGAAAGATGCAGCAGAGGTATATATCACATATGTGATTGCTTCTATGCTAAACGTTGTATCTTCTCCCGAAAATCGAATCAACGGTCTTTCCATTAGCCCGAAGCGTGGATTCAATATCATTAAAGTATGGAATGCGGACGCCCAGAAATTTAGTCAACCATCGAATCTTCATGCCGTCAGCAACATCCGCGAGTCTGAAATCATTTATACACCGTTTCTCCAAAAGAAAATGTAAATGGGGACGCTGGCGCCTCCCCATACCCCTGTACCGTTGTGACTTAATGTATTAAAAACGTATTTATTACAAACCGATAAAAAGATAGTATCTTATCTTTTTATTGTTTTACTTTTCATTATTCTACAGATATCATTTTAATACACCAGTACAGGGGTGTGGGGAGGTAGCCGACTGCGTCGGCGTAACGTCCCCACCTTAAAGCTTTTGCGGGCGCGCCGTCTCCGTCTTCTGTTTCTGTGGCGCAAGCACAAGACGCACCTCACCCAAATTCGCCACCATATAGCGCAGCACCAGCGGATAATCGTTCTTCAAATGAATCTGCGTACTCGTGCATAGATTCGTACACTTCGTAAACAGAACCAGATACTTCAGCTCGAACATTCCCTGTACAATCTCCGTTGTATTACGTTCCACCTCAATCCCACCCTGATTGTTTGACATGATCACCGTCTCGCCATCCACAAAATCACCCACACAACGGAAGATCAAATCCGCATTCGAACTCGTAATCTCCAGCTTCTCCGCCAACTGGTTGAAATCACGGCAAATCTTTTGGAAATCCGCCGACGGCATATGAATGATAGACGTAAATGAAATGTTCGGGAACTCAATGTTCTCCACATTCGTATCAAAGAGCTTCATCATCCACGTATTCGTCGTACCCTTCTCCGCATTCTCCGCACGAATACCCAGCTTATTCGGGTTATTGGCCGGCAGAAATAGGGTCAGGCTGTCATTGTTTGACAAGGTCTTGATCAGCTTGAACAGATAAATCATGTTAATGCCCAGTACATACTTGGCAGGGCAATAGAAATACTCAAATCGATCGGCATGAAGGCGCAGATACGTCAGCACAGTATGGGTCTCATCCACATCGATCACCTTGATACCTGTTGAATCAAATTCCAAGTTAGCTTCCGTTAGAATCTCCTTGAGAGCTTCGATCAAGGTACGAAAAGCAGCAGACTGGACAGTACGAATTTCAAACAGATTACCATTTGCGTTTGGGCGCGCTCCCTGTGTGACACTCATTGTGTGTAATTCTCCACGTTGGCTTTAGACTACTCATTGATTCCGATTTCTCCGGTATCCGGAAGGAGACCAGTATTGGATTTAAACGCATTACTTACGTTTGCTTTGCTTGCGTCGTTTGCTTTGTTTACGACGAGTTTGGCGTCTCTTTTTTGTAGAAGAAGTCTTATTCATCAACTTATATGCCGCGAATAGGGCAAGTGGTGTTATATACTTTGACGCACCTGGTACAAAATTACCCATGACAGACGGATAAAAGCCTCCACGCTTCTTAGTACGCTGACCGCCGATCGTAGGACGTACTGTTCTTCCAGTAACATCCAGGCGATCAACTCCTGCGGAAGCCGAAACAGGCGCAGCTTCTCCAAAATACTGTAATGGCAAGGGACGGTTTCCTCCTCGTTTTCGTGTTCGTCTCATTTATTATCATCAAACAATTTAAAATAGAAATGAATTATGATTACTAATATGACACGCCCTTCATGGGACGATTACTTTAAAGAGATTGTCCAAGTAACTGCTACACGAAGTCCCTGTGAACGTCTCCACGTAGGGTGTCTTCTTATTTCTGACCATCGAATCGTAAGCCAAGGATACAATGGGTTCTTGCCTGGATGCGAACACTATTCCATCATTCGGGAAGGTCACGAACAAGCCACCGTCCATGCCGAACAAAACGCCGTGATTGATTGCGCCAAACGTGGCGTGTCCTGTAACGGTTGTACCGCATATATCACCCACTACCCCTGTATCATCTGCTGTCGCATGCTTCTTGCAGCTGGAATTCAAACCATTAAGTATATTCATGATTACAAGAATGACGAGTTGGTGGCCTATTTTTGTCGTGAAATGAATGTCGATATTGAAAAAATTTGATTGTGTATGATACCCTATTCATAATCAAACCATGTCTCGTATTCTCCTCGTATTCTCCCTTGTCGTATCCTCATTCGCTCTTATTCATATTCGAGGCCTAGCACGTCGTGCCATCCAAACCCCTACTCCCAATTTGCTCGCACGTACTCAATACTTTCTTCCCTGTCATGTATGTACCAATGCACTATTGAATTCGATGGAGTCTCCTTCCAGTTATGCATTTGAGTTTGAGAAAAAAGTACCACTTGCTTGTGCGAGTGCGACCCGTGATAAAAAGGAACAAGACGCATGTGTCTCTCTTCTTACAAAGTATTCGCGTACCTTTGTACGCGATCAAAACATTGGTCGACCCGTTCAAGAATCATGTGTTGCGACGTATGCCACTAATTGTCCTAAAAATAATGCGGTTATTCTATGTGATAAGAGAAAGAAAAGGGGCTATTGTCATGTGATTTCTATGGAATAATACCATGTTGCTAATTGCGTTTCGTATGGCGCTTTGTGTGACGTTTATTTTTTCTATGAGTATGTCGTTTTCCTCCTCGTCTGGGTGCGAGAGGAGGGCGACCAGAATTCCGCAAAAGCGAAGCAGATCTAGAAAGCGAAGCAGGCGCAGGAAGTGTTGCAATCATATTACGAGTACCCTGCTCCGCACGCTCGAACCGTGTGCGAACATCATCGAGCGCAGCAGCAGATCCAAGTTCTGGATGTTGCCTAAGATAATGAAGCCGTGCTTGATATTTAGGTAACTTAGAACGATCTCGATCTACTTCCATCGCAAATTGCTGCTGTTCAATCAATCGCTCTAGTGTTGGTACGCGTACTCTCTGTTCTGATGCACCACGTGAATTGTTCTTATCTATTATTTTAAGAAGAACTGTATTCTGTGCACTTGTATGACTTATGTTTTCAGAAACTGGTATCTCAGAACGATTTCTTCCATTCCTTACGTACTGCGAATAAATTGCATTTTTGATTGCAATATCTACCACTGGAATACTCTTACCGTTAATGATAAAGTTAATGTTGATCTTCGTTGTCATATGCTCAAATCTTTTATCTCTAGGTTCTTCTTTCGTAACCTGAATGGCAAATGTATCAATGATAGACGGATCAGGTAGTAATCGTCGTAGTTGTTCTAGAAGTATATTCGTAAATTGTCCCTCTTTTTTAGCAAGGTTTTCACGAATTTTATCCACCATCATATTATTTTTACTCAGAAATGTATCTTTGTCCTTGACATTCGTATACCATATTGCGATATCAATATCACTCGTTTGTGGCACGGCACGAATTGCTTCTTGCATACGCACTGTATTTCGCCCATTCAATACGTATGCGTGAAGCATAAACGCAGCACCCCCTATCACAGTTGGAGGTGGTATTAGACTTTCATTTGCAGATAATTTAATAATAAGATAGATCATCGCAACGAATGATGGGTCAGAACATGCCTTACGAATGATCTCTTTCTCTAGTTGAGGCATTGCGCTTATTGCCGCCATTCTTATATAGATTGTGATAAAAATTGACACGTTTTTGAGCATAAAGAATAGACTAACAACCGTATTCAATCCATGGCCGCCGTTCGAAAGTATCAGAAGCACACCCACCATCAGCACATCCTGGAACTCCCTGACACCTATGTCGGCAGTACCAAGACCAATCAGGAGACGCGCTGGGTATTCGATACTGGCTCGAACAAAATGGTATGGCGGTCCCTCTCGTTCAATCCAGGCCTTTACAAAATCTTCGATGAAATTATTGTCAATGCCCGCGACGAGTATGTGCGCTCTACCGTGACGGCTGGGATGACGCCCGTAAAACACATCGACGTATGTGTGGATTCGCGCGACGGAGACACGGTGATTTCCGTAGAGAACGATGGTGACGGCATTCCCATTGAAATGGACGAAGAGCAGAAAGTCATGATTCCCGAGCTCATCTTCGGAAATCTCCTTACCTCAAGCAACTACGACAAGTCCGAGGAGAAGATTGTAGGAGGCAAGAACGGATACGGTTCCAAGTGCGTTTCGATTCTGAGCAAAATGTTCAGCGTGGATCTCAAAACACCTGCGTCAGGTAAGCAGTACTCCCAGACCTGGTATGACAACATGTTCAAAGTAGAAAAACCGATTATCAAGAAATCAACTGCGAAAACGGGTAGTGTCAAGGTGACGTTCATTCCTGACCGTGTGCGTTTTGCCGGCGCATTCAATGAGACAGGTATCATTGCAGACATGATCGGATGCTTCCATACTCGTATCATTGAGCTGGCATCTTTGGTAGGAAAAGACGTCAAGGTGACATGGAATGGTGTGGCCGTTGCCTCCAATACCTTTGAGAAGTTCATCAAGCTGTTCTTGCGAGACGGCATGACAGGGTTTGCCTATGAAAACTGTGGTCCGCGCTGGGAAATCGGTGCCATTCTGGCGAGTCATTTGTACTCGGACGAGGAGGAGTTGCCCGAAGACAAGCACATCTCCTTTGTGAACGGTATTCATACCAAGAAAGGAGGCAAGCATGTGGAGACGATTGGGCGTAAAGTTCTCACTGACTTCTGCGAAGTCGCTAAAAAGAAGAAAATCGATATCAAGCCAGGACAGCTCAAGAATTCTGTCGTTCTATTTATTAATTCAACCATTGTGAATCCAAGCTTTGATTCACAGAGCAAGGAGTTCCTGACTACGCCTGCCGCAGAGTTTGGCTCCAAACCAGAATACAACGGAAAGCTGGTCGATGGGCTTGGAAAGTTGGGTCTTTTGGAAGAAGCCAAATACCTCCTGGAGGCCAAGTCGTTGCGTGAGACCAAGAAGACGGATGGAAAGAAACGTAGCACGATTCGTGGTATGACGAAGCTGGAAGATGCCATGATGGCGGGGACGGCGAAATCAAAAGAGTGTACCCTCATTCTGACAGAGGGAGATTCAGCTGCCACCTCTGCAATCTCGGGTTTGAAGGAAGTCGGTCGTGAAAAGTGGGGCGTGTTTCCCCTGCGAGGTAAGCTACTGAACGTCCGCGACATTACCGTTCAGAAATTCAATGCAAACGAAGAGCTGACGGCCATCAAGAAGATTCTTGGCCTGGAGCAAGGTAAACAATACAAAGATGTATCAGAATTGCGATACGGGCGCGTTATGGTGATGGCGGATCAAGATCACGACGGGTCGCATATCAAGGGTCTTCTGATGAACTTGTTTCATGCCGAGTGGCCTGGACTCATGAAGGCCGGCTTCTTGTGTACCTTGCTTACGCCGATTCTCAAGGCGATGAAGGGTAAAACAACGCTGTCCTTCTATTCCCTTCCTGAGTTCAATCAATGGAAGGACACAAACTCGCTATCAGGCTGGAAAATCAAATACTACAAAGGATTGGGTACGTCTACGCCTGCCGAGGCGCGCGAATGGTTCAAAGACCTCCATGAAATCCTGTACGAATGGGACGAGAAAACCGATGAGTCAATGAACTTGGCGTTTAACAAGAAACAGGCGGACGACCGCAAACGGTGGTTGAGCCACTACGACCCCATGAAAATGCTGATTCCCGTGGAAGCAAAGGCGAGCTATACGAACTTTGTGAATTCCGAGCTGATTCACTTCAGTAACGCGGATAATATCCGTTCCTTGCCACACGTGATGGATGGCCTGAAGCCCTCTCAGCGTAAAATCCTCTTCAGCTGCTTGAAGCGTAATCTACGTGATGAAATCCGTGTGGCACAGCTGGCAGGTTACGTATCAGAGCATGCGGCCTACCATCATGGCGAGGCATCACTGAACAGCACTATCATTGGTATGGCACAGAACTTCGTGGGATCGAACAATATCAATGTGTTGAAACCTGTGGGACAGTTTGGGTCGCGTCTGATGGGTGGCAAGGATGCGGCTTCGCCGCGTTACATCCACACGTATCTGGAAGACATTGTCAGTTGTATCTTTCGAAAGGAGGATGCGGCTCTTCTAAAGTACATCGATGATGACGGTGATGTAGTGGAACCCGAGTATTATCTGCCAGTTGTCCCGTTGCTGGCGATTAATGGTTCCGTAGGCATTGGTACTGGCTATTCCACCGACATTCCGCCACACAAACCTGATGATATCATTTGCCTACTACGCCACCGTCTCGAAGGTTCGATGGCATCGCTCGCAGGCCATCCGCTGGACCCCTGGTGGTTTGGGTTCAAGGGAACAACCCGTCGCGTCGATGAAATGACCTGGGCGACGAAAGGCATCTATACATTCGATGATGACAAGAAGACGGTTATCATCACGGAGCTTCCAGCTGGCACATGGACGAAGGACTATAAGGCATTCCTCGATGGCTTGTTGGAGGTAGAAGAGAAGAAATCCAAAGAAGCAAAGAAAGAAGCGAAGAAGGCAGAAACTGCATCTACCTCATCTGTGAAAGGGGAAGTCGAACCGTGTGGATTGAAGGGATTTGACGACTTGTATAATGATGTTGATGTTCGCTTCGTACTCTACTTTACGGAAGAAGGATACGATGCGCTAAAGGATAACGTGGAGAAGTTTGAAAAGCAGTTCAAGCTGACTTCGTCTTGGAAGACAACAAATATGACATGCTTTGATACCGAGTTTAACATTGTGAAGTACAAGACGATTGGTGATATTCTGGAGGCGTTTGTGGAGAAGCGCTTGCCGATGTACGAGGCACGACGCATGAAGATGCTCGAAGTCTTGGGGGCACAGATGCGAGAACTCGATGCGAAACGACGATTCATTCAGGCTATCATTGACGACAGACTAGTTCTCCAGAAGAAGAGCGATGAGGAGATTGTGGCGGGGCTTAAGGCGTGCGATATTCCTGCGCTGTCGAATCTGGAAAAGCCTGACGAGTATGATTCGTACGACTTTGTGTTGCGCATGCGCATGGATCGTGTCAAGCAATCTGCTGTTGTGGAGCTGGATGGGCAGTGGGAGGAGAAGCGTATGGAGAAGGAGCGGTTCGAAGCAGAAACCGGCTCGTCGTTGTGGCTTGCTGACTTGGAGGCGTTCCGATTGGCATGGGTTCAGTATTCGGCGGAGCGCGTAGCGAGTTCTGTATCGGTGAGTTCTTCTGAGGATGCCAAGGTGGTGAAGAAGCGCAAACCGGTGATTGCGAAGAAGTAATGAAAATAAGAATAATGTATTTATTTTTTTATATGTGGCATTTTTGGGAACTTTTTCTTAAAAAGTTCACATCATAGGCTTAAACGGCAGAGATTTCGTGCCAGCGCTCGACATATTGAGTGGTTTCTCCAAAGGGACCGGCAAATGTGAAATGTCCTGTAAATAATATTGATACGAATCAATTTCTGACATAATTCGTGGGGCCGCCCAGTCAATCACGAGCTTATTGAGTTCCTCAATTTGTCCCTCGATGTTGTGTGGATTATTCTTTGCGTACTGTAAATACATAGCACGCATGATCATTTTCAGTTCATCTACGTCTTGATCATCAATCTGATACTGTTTCGGGCCGCTCATACGGTACACCTCTCTCTTGATCGCCGCCTGAAGGACCAATGCGTTCCTACGGGTAAAAAAAGCGTCAGACAAAGAGGTATGCTCCCAGTTTCCCCGGAGCATATCACCTGAAAAACTGACTTCGGTTTGTTTGGGATAACTGAATCCAGCCGAATCCGGTACGGAGGCACCGGTAGCCGAGGGGGTGGCGGTCAGGTTCACGCGACCATTTTGGCCTCCGAGACCTTGGCGAGTATACGGGAGTTCAAATTCAGGTAAGCGAGCACCGGCAGACATTCTATCAACCCATCCGTGTTTTTTTTCTAAGTTCTGAATATAAGATGTCATCCGTTCAGCGTTTCATTCGTCAGATCCAGCCCGACAACACCTACTACAGCGCTACCAACGTCCTGAACGCCATTGCGACTAACGCATACGAGCTCGTCCCGTCCGCCGGCGCTGTCGGCAACTACCCCGCTGGCGTCATGACCCCCGCCGGCTCGGGCGCTCTCTTCACTGGCATCAGCAACGCCGTTGCTGTGCACGGTGCCGCCAATCTGCTTCTCCGTGACATGGGCAAGACCGTTAGGGCCGCCCACAGCAACGGCAACGTCGGCTACTTCCGTCAGGTTCAGCTCCTCGCCCCTGCTGCTGCGAACGCTGCCGTTCTCAACGGTGGTGTTCTCGGCGCGGTATCGGCTCCGGGTGTTAACACCCCTTACCTGACCTTCTACGTCTCGGTTGCGATTGCCGGCGTCTCCGCTGCGGCTATCCCGATTCATGCGGCGTCCCAGATGTAAATTGGCTTTCTTTGTTTTATTATTTCTTTATCACATGATCCATGTTATGGCTTATATGAAAAATAACTCGACGATAGTAGAATGAACTACTATTTAATCGGATTCATTGCGCTAGCATTTATGATTATCGTCGGTGGCACCTACCAAGTGTTCAATACAAATCAAACACCTGCTGCAATTCCGTTTTTTATCGGTTCTCTTACTCTTTTTATCATCTATGGAATCCGTTGGTTTGGTTCAAATCCTCTGTTCACACCCGCTTCCGGTCCTTGGCCACCTGTCATTAATAGCTGCCCCGACTATTTGACGTATTTTCAGAGAACAGTAGGAGGGCTGAAAAAGGGGTCTTGTATCGATACCATTGGTGTTTCAAAAGATAATTCTCTGTTATCGACCTTCCCAAAGGACGGCACCATTCCCGAGAACGATTCCTACTATCTCGATGTTTCGGGACTGAGTTCTGACCCTGCCACGAAATCCACACAGATGTGTAATGCTGCCATGAATCAGAAGGTCACGTGGGAGGGTGTCACGAATGGTGAAAGCTGTGTCACACGTAGTACAGGCAAAGCTGGCTCGGGTAAAGGCGGATCCGGTGGTAGTGCCGGATGCCCTGCGGTATAAGGCACAAAGTGCCCTCCTGCGTTTAGTGCGTCTGGATCTCCAAAAAACAATCTACGATAAGAGTGTGGCAATCCATACGAAAGCATTTATAGTTCAGTGGTAGAATGGCTCCCTTCCAAGGAGTCGACACGGGTTCGATTCCCGTTGAATGCAATCAGGTATTATAATACCTGATTGCATATACAAATTTGCGTTATCATAAATGATAACGCAACCCCCGTTGAATGCAATTAGACATTTTTAAAAACACTATAATCTTTTTAAAAACGTCAATGTAAAGAATCAACCAACTCCTATTCATAGTATGGTTCGCACCAGTTTGCCTCAAGAAGATACCGCATGTCTTCACCCTGAAACCGAAGATGCCATGTTGAAATGGCTCAAAACCCGTTCCCATCCCGCATTCCTTCTAATTGGTCCGCCTGGTGTTGGAAAAACAACAATGGTCTATCGTGTTTGCAAAGAGGGTCGGTTCTGGGTACAAGAATTCAATGCGAGTCATACGCGAACCGGTTCTTCTTTTCGTCAGACCATTCTCCCTCTATTGATCGAAACAGGTGTCAGCAAATGGATTCATCCTACTACACCGAATGGCCGAGTCGTTCTTCTTGATGAGATGGATGGTCTCTCACAGGGTGAAAAGGGTGGTCTTCAGGAACTTCTTGATTATCTAAAATCCAAACGCGCCTTTAGCGACGATTGTCCTATGGTTCTCATCTGTAATGTACTTGAAGGTCGTATCATGCAGCAACTTCTGAAATATTGTTGTGTTCATTATGTCAATATGCCAAAGAAGGAAAAACTTGTCGAATTCTTCAAGAAAGACATTTCTGATTCCTTGTATCAATTGGGAGATATTCGCAAAGTATCACAAAGTTTAATCTATCCCGAGCATTCTGTTACAAATCCACGTGGAAAAGAAGAATCGATGAATCAAAATATCCATGTTGCTATTCGTGCCGCATGGTTTACCTTATTCGAACATTGGGGTGAAAATGATGAACTGGATTTGGAAACGAAAGATGCAAACCTGGCCGGCCTACTGTTTCACCAGAATCTTCCCCTATTTTTAGAAGATTCTCATAAAAAAAAGAAACCCGTCCCCTTTGAAGCCTATGAAGAAATTCTGGATTATCTACGTTGGAGTGATCGTGCCGATTTCTGGGCCTTCTTTCATCAGTGCTGGAATCTTCTTCCTCTCTCCTATCGTCTCAAGTTGAAATATCCGAATTTGTACCTTCAACAGTATGATAGACCGTGTACTGTTCCTGAACCCTCTGAATTACAATATACTATGGTTCTTACCAAACAATCCGCTCTCTTTAATGCGTGGAAGGAAATGAACCGTGTCGCCAATGAGCATCATATTCCATTTCGATGCGTCACCCAATGGGCTACTCATCAAACTGGTAAATTGTATGATACACTTGGAGTTACACTTGAATCTCGGAATGTAAATGAAGAATCTGTAATGGCAATGTTCGCCCCAATCGCTGAGAAGAATGGAGCAGCACCTGCTTCGACTCGAAAACGGGTAGTTCGTGGTAAAAAATCAAGTGCGTCGTAGAGGCTAAGTTGAGACCTCGTATCATATCTACATTTGAAATAAAGAGAAGGCGTGTTTTTCCTTGTTGGAAATTCCGGACCGTTTTAATCAGTGAAAATAGATGATTCTCTATTCTTTCTGCTTTGATTCCCATCTGATCGATTTTCTCCATCAATTCATAATAAATATTCGTAAACGGCGAATAAATAATAAATCGACCCTCTTTATTCTGACGAAGAATATCCAAACATGCTTCCATTTTATTCATAGAAAGCATTCGCTCCTCTGCTGATAATGTTTCCAAACAATGAATACGCTGTACATGTAGACCTTCTCGACACGTAGGGCATTTCATATTGATCAGCGCATTTTTTAATAGACATTTTCCACAAAAAATATGGTAACAGCATTTAACAATGGTTTTATATTCACATGGTTCCATACAGATCGCACACTCCTGATCATCGATCATGCGCTGGATCAGATTGTGTTTTGTGATCGGCTGTTGATCTTTGTATTCTGAGATCGATTGGAATTCGATTCCCAATGCCTGAAATAAATGAGGAATTTGTTTTGATCGGATCGATGGCTCCCTCTGACGAGCCAGATAAAAACTGGTTAATGAATTCAAACTCATATTCGGCTTACATTGAAGTGTTTCATATTGTAATGAAGGAAGATTCATGCTTTTGATCAGATCATCTGTTGCATTTCGCAATACCATACGACCCCTCTCAGGATGATAAAAGGATACATACTCTTTCATAAAGGCGGAAGAAGAAAGCTGTCCCTCATAATGTACAGTCGTATCCTCTAATAACCAACGTTCTAGATCCGAATGAAGTGTAACTCGATCACGCAAAAAGAATAGCGTACTTTTGTTCACATTTGGATTTTTCATGATCAATGGAATCCAGTTATTAGTGATTAACCATAAATATTGAAACTGAAGTGGTGGATCTGATGAATGAAAATAGATCGACGATGCTTCATCGATCACGATCTGATCCCATTGAATATGATGTGTTGTGGCATAAGCTTGGACATGTTTATAGCATTTATCCGTTGTTAACACCACTCTGCGTTGAATGATCAATGTAGCAACCGCATCGCTTTTCATAATCCGCTTGGTTTCGATCGGAACATAGGAGAGTGTGCTATGTTGTTCAATTTCCTGTTTCCATTGGCCAAATAATCGGTGAGGGACAATGATCAGATGTGCTGCGTTGGTATCCGATAGAGAATGAAGATCGTGTGAGAAGAAATACTTAGAAGAATGGGTGGTCAATTCAGATGTCATTCTAGAAGGGGTATGTGAAGCAAGATAGGTAATCATACTCAGTGTTTTTCCAGAGCCTGGTGGATCGCCCACAATTCCTACTTTTCCATTGATCGCTTGATTTCCCACTAGAAATCCTCGCGTCATTTTTTCTCGATGACGATGCATACCATGAACGAGCGTCTTCTGATGAGGATATAATGTTGTTTTAATCGTAGATGGTGGTACAAACGAATTATTTTGAATAAGAGTATTATGATACACACTATTTAATATAACTAATTTATCATAATGAAAATCGCCCGCCATATTTAATTACCTATTGGTAAGTGAGAAGCTTTAGGCACAATAGAAAAGTCGCAAAGAGGGTTCTTTTACAAAATCTTCTAACGAATACGACGTTTCTCTCATTTTTTCTTTTGCTTTATATTTCGACGATAAATGTTCCTCTCGCAGTGCGGCTTTATCCACTGTATTATCGGTGTGACAGATCACCAGGATTGTATTTTTGGGATCCAATTGAATCATCTGATGTTTATATTGGTCTAGAAACGATGTTTCTTCTGCTTTCGTAACATATTCATCATACTGATGTGTATCTGAATACCTTTTTCTCCATGCCATTGTTCCGTTTGTTGCGTGATTCGTATGATAAGGTCCAATTGCGTATATTTTCTTAACATCTTTATAATATAAAAACATCTCAGACGACCCTGCCAAATCGACCCGTGGATATTTAGTAAAGGCTTGAACCACTGTTTTGATCCGATCCGCCGGATAATAATCATCATCGTCCATCGCCACAATGATCGACCCTTTTGCTTCTCGGTTTAACATATTTCGCTTCGCACCGATGCGCATTTTCTCGTTGAGAGGAAGGTAACGAAGGTTAGGGATGGTCTTTGCCGCTTCTTGAAATAGATCCTCTACTTTATCTCGCCCATCATCCAAAATAATCCATTCCATATTCTCTTTCGGGTATGTTTGATTTTTATAGATTTGAATCAATATAGGTATGAAGGCTCGACGATTATACGTGGGTGTGACAACGGATACAATAATGTCCATTGTCATACGAAGTGATATATTCTTTAGATGACCTTATTGTTTATTAGGTGTTGGGGTATCTGTCTGCGTCGCTGGTTTTATGGTAGCAGGCAGTGGCGCAGGTGTAGACGATGGCGCATTACCCTTATCATTTGCTGGTGGCTCGGATTGATTCTGGAGTTTTTCAATAGTAGCAGGTAATGGCGCAGACGATGAGCTAGATAATGGAGTGGGAGATGATATAGGTTCTGGCTTCTTTGGTATATCATGAAGATGTTCCATATTTTCTTCCAATCGTTTAAATCCCTCTGCTACAAATGGTAGAGTCTGTACCTTATTAAAATAAACGAATGCTTTCTTTAACGACTCCATATAACGATTCATAATGATCGGAAGTTGTTTGGTATCTTTGTCATTTTTAGGATATGTGAAGGGGTACATAAAAAAGGCACCCAAGGAACTAACCGGTGTATTTGTAGTAAGAGGAAGTAACGCAAAGATTGTTGGCATGATCTTTATTTTGGCGCCATCCGACGTGTAATTTAAAAAAGACTGGTATCCTGATTTACACAAATAATACCCGGCTAATAATATCAAAAATGGCATAAAATTATTGCATATCAAAAACGTAACAATAAAAAAGATCAGGCGAATCGGCCATGTGTACACGATCAGTTCATTGGCCACATACATACTCAAAATAATTGCGATAGTCGGATAGAATCCATTTTTAATCATACGAATCGCTCGATTTCCGATTTTTATTATGAATCGATTGATATCAAACGTATTGGGATCATCCGTAGAGGGTAGCTTGAAGTAGTCATCGTCTTCTTTTACCTTTTCTGTTGAGGATGGCGGAGACTCTGGTTGATTTGCAGCAAATTCATTCGCATCTGGATCATTGACCGCTTGGTGAAGATTATATGTCACTTTATTTTTTAAATTGGTCAGCAGTGAATCGATACTCATATCCGACCTTCTATGACGATACACGATTAAAAAAGCGGCTTTGCCGCAACACGATCGAAGGGCTTTTAAAGCGGCTTTGGCCTTCGGCCTTATGCCACGACATGCCCAAAGGGCTTTTAAAGCGGTTTACAACGCATACTTCAAACCACCCATACCTGAAGAAATAGTGACCCAATTCAAACTCTCTACATAAATCGTAATTTGATATTGATAAAAGGTATTTGCGGGCAATGGGTTAACATTCAAATCTAATTGAAATGACTTAATTCGACTGCTATTGATCGATCCATGAGGTTGTGTGTTAGGTGACACCAGAGCAAATGGATAGACAATCAAATTTGGATCAGGAAGACCCTTCAAATATTTCCATGGAACCACCTGTGTAAAGTACTGAACTGGCTTTTCTTCTTGTAAAGGGTTTCCATCTCCCAAAATAGTTAACGTATTCATGATCGATTGTTGACCATTGAGTACAAACGTTCCACTTGCCGAAACAAGATTGATATTTGCTGGCCACCCGCCTCCCGTTGGAATAAATTGCGGTTTTTTTGGATTGGTCCAATTCGTAAAATTGTCAATCTGATTTCTATTTAGAATCGAATCAGAACGGCGAGGTATAATAACGAGTCGCTCGATTGGATTATGTGTGTCTAATTCTACAAATTGTCTCGAGCTAATATTATCAAATCGATAGGTACTAATTTGTCGTACCAGATATTGAAGAGACTCAGAAGAGAACTGTGCGCGCTCATCATCCGTTACATAGACATACGTCATTTGAATACGAGGCTGGAGATCCCATGTATTAAGTAATGGTATCGGAGTTCCAATGTCTGTCAAAAAATTATTAATAAGCACATCTGTGATATCAGATACAGAATTATAATATACATTTCCTGGCTGTAGTGAAACGGGTGAGGGATTAAATTGATATCCAGGCGCAACTTGATATCCGTTATTGTCTAAAATTCGATATAATTCACGAATCGGGCGAAGAGTGACTTGAATTTCACATTCATGATACTGAAGAGAAACAAGGGGTAATGATTCAAATGTAGATTCAGCAAACCAGAATGGCAATGGGATTTGAAGCTGTCTACCTGAAATCGATGGTCGATTTACATTCGGCGGCATCGTGGTAGAACCACTAGGCCCATTATTATTGTATACAAGTGGATATCCTGTTCCCATCGAACCACCCGCATACAGACCATTCGCCGGATCGTATAATTCGGGTACATTTCCCACCAAAGTTTGCCATTTCTTAAATGCGTCCTGATCCAAGTCACATTGTGCTTTTGCCATCATATAGGAACCATCAAATTCTTGAATTTTTTGTCCTCCAATAAAGAATGCTACATTTTGAAGAATGTGACACCCAATGTAATTCACCCATGCGAAATTGTATTGCGAGTTGCGCGCACCCTGTGGCAATTGAAGATATTTACAATAAATATCTGGCAAATTGAATACGAAATAGACATCTCGCACCAAATCGGCCACACGCTGGATTTTCATACGAAGTTGAATCGGTTGATCATACGATAAATCCTGTGGACCATCCATTGCGAACGTTACAGATTCCTCCGCAAAATGAGCATATTTCTTATATGTTTTATAGAAGTATGTAAAGTCGGGGTTTCCGCTCAAAATGACATTTTGCGCTCCGTAGGCGACCAATGAAAAGAGACCCCCACCTGGCATTACTAGTGTTGTACTAGGTAATCTATATGTCCTTTAGATCTACAGATTGTCTAGCGTAAATGTTTGTATTAGTTTACTTTGATTGTGTCCACCAATTATCCGCCATATAAGGGGGAATGTCCATGGATTGCGATGAATCCATTTTATTAGATGGCCCCTGATTCAGTAATTGCTGAATTTCAGAATAGCCTAGTCCGTAACTAAAATAGGTAAGGCGACTCATCATACCCTTCATCGCACCCAATACATTAAAATCATTATCACCTAACGAGGTAACCTTTGATTTCGATAATAAGATGCGACGATTGCTGAAGCAGCAAATGTCCTGATAATTCTGATAAGGCGAAAATCCGTCAAATGACATTTTCTTCGCAATATTGCCATTCACATAGATTTCAAGAGCATGTTCCTTGCACACAAGGACGATATGAACCCATTTACTAACGGGTATATTTTCTACATCAATACAATTATTCCATGTCTTGTACGTGTTCATATAGATTCGGAGTGTATTTTGATCAGAACGCATATAGACACCGGGTGCCATTAATGGAAATTGTGATGAATAGCCTTTATGGAAAATATGATAGAGACCTGCGGTCTGGTCTGCCCCTTGAAAGGTAGAAGGGTTAACATTAAGATAAAAGGAATAACTAAATTCTACACCTGTACGTTCATTACTCGATAAACTTACCGTATTAGAGCCTGATGCATTCGGATCTTGTGGAATACTAATCATTTTATCACTGTTAATGGTATTGGCGATAAGTGTAGTTCGATTCATTGACAATCGATTCCAATACGTATACATCAATTCTACAAATATGAATACCAGATATAGAATACCAACGTAAATCAAGCCATAAACAATCTGTTGTACGATACTACCGGACCCATTTGACCCATTCATAGACGGTGTAGTTGTAGAACCAAAAATAGCATCCATCGTCGGGTTCCTCTTTTTATTGATTGTATTATTTATTTGGCATTACAAAGCTGGGCCCAACATATAATTCTTATAGACAGCTTCTGGGTTTAATGCAGCATCATACATCGTTGTAGTAGACATCTGTCCACCAAAACCGCCAAATGGCAATAACACTGCAGAATAACCGCCTGAATCAACCTTAAAAGGGGCTGGCAGTACACATGAGCGTGTCAGCTTACCATCTAGATACATATCAACTGTCTTCCCGTTCACGGCCACCGTAAGATTTACCCAACGCTGTAGATCGATCTCAGGTAAGTCACAGATCGTGGATGCATCCAATAGACCTGAATCCGTCTGTACTGTCGTAAAGACAACATTTCGAGTTGCCTTTGGCAACGCCTCTGTTTGAGAGCCACCCGTACCTGTTTCCTTTGTATGAAAGCGAACCTTCAATGTTGGTTTCGTGGCTCCTAGATAGATTCGAATCGTGTCAAAATTGGGACCTCCTATCAACAGAATAGCCTTATTCATATTCATATGATACGACCAATTACTTACATAGAACCACGTCGATATGGTAAATTCACCTCCCTCAAATAATCCAGGCAGGTCTTTTGATGAAATAATAATTGGTGCAGCGGCATCCACTGTTGCCGATTGATTCGCTGCCAAAAGAGAAAAGCTATTGCCCGTGTGTGCGCCGAATAAGTATTGATATAGATAATATAGACCGATCAATCCAGCAAAAAAGATGAGATAAGGAATCATTCTCAAAACGGGAGATGAATTATTTGAGTTGCTCATTATATTCTGTTTGATACATGGATATTCTATCAAGTGGGCAAACGGGATATGTATGATTAGGCATACGGGGTACTCCATTTAAGAATCTGATTGACCGGTGGCTGTGTCACAGGCTTACATGGTAATCCGGAGGGACATTCTGCCAATAAGGAAATCATCGGAAGACTTAGATTAATCGGATTGCCTTCTAATACAAGCTTATTCGTATCGACTAACGTTAAACGTGTACGCTCGATATCGGTAGGGGGCATTCTGGTCCCATTAATAATAACATGAATCGCTGCACCATCAAGACCCTTATTTCCAATGGAAACAGGACTAGATACGACGACCGGATATTGCTCTAACCGTTGAGAGGCTACAATCTTATTGTCATAGATAACATCAAATCGTCGGCCATCACGTAGCACCGCAATAAAGATCCATTTTTGTTTTGGGATCGGAGGAAGTTCAATCATTTCATCCTTTGTAGTGCCTCCTTGTGCGGCAGTCCGTACTCGAAGGCGGGCGGATGTATGCTGTTTATCATTAGGGGCATTGGAAACCTCTAAAAACCAGTTGTTCGCAATTTGAAGAAAAGGTATATAATTGTTAGTATAGTTTGCGGTTCGGTCTCCATTCATAAAATTAAACATACCCATAATTGTTCCACCATTGTTTGCGAGTAGCGTTTTATGTGTTACGTCGGGCATAACAATATCCTTCTTTTCAGAAAGAGGTGTAAGACTAGGAACTACATCATTGTTTCCACCTCCTGGATAAATAACAAATACGATCAAATAAACGGTTATAGCAATAACAATCAATACAGCTGCGATGACTCCAAACGACATCCTCTATCTATGGATTGGATTATCAATCTAAAGTATCATGATATCTCAACCACATGGCAGGTATTCCAGACTGTACATTGACAACGGCATGTTACTTTCTTCAGCAATACCATGCGCGGGCGAGAGGAATGAATGAAACCGTGGAATCAATGGACCCCCTTCTCCGTATTCCTTGCTATCTTGTCATTTACTGTAATGCCATAATGGAACCCGTCTTGCGAGAGCGTCGGGCCCCTTTTCTATCGATAACGAAGTTCGTTGTACAAGAATTCGAGGAATTATGGTGTTATCCACTCATCGAACAAGTAAAGAAAAATCGTGAGGTATTCTGGCCGACGAGAGACATAAGAACTTGCGCCGAAACACATCTTCTTACGTGTAATAAGGCTGATTTTGTGTTACAAACGATAGAAACTAACCCCTTTCATACTACAAAGTTTGGATGGATTGATTCGAACATTGGAATAAATGGTTCTAAGATTTCATACCAATATAGCAATCATTCTCTTCTTCATGTATTACATCATGTAACTGATAAGTTTCACCTTCAAATTCTCAATGTAACAGATAAGAAATACAAAGAGCCGCAATGGAAAAGAGAATATTACATGGAATATCGATGGGTCGCGTGTGGATGTCTTTTTACGACAACAAAAGCAATTGGGATGACAATTTTGAATCGTATCAAAGAGTTGATTGTAAAAACCACGCAAGACGGGTATGGTCATGGAGAAGAAATGTTTTATTTAGAGATCTTGGATGAATTCTATGATGATATTCATCGTTCCTATGGAGATTATAAAGATATGTTACATAACTTTATTAAGCCCACTACCAATTTCGTGTATATTTATTGGAGTGTGGTGATGCGATATTTTCAACTGGGATACTGGAAAGAATGTGTTGACGTATGTGATACATTAATTCAACAATATGATACCTTTGCACTCGAAATCAATTATGATTTATATGTCAGGCTGTATTCCGTGTTATATTTATCCTTAAAACATATTGATCCAAGTCGAGCAATAATCATTACCCATACCATTCGTCAACACTATCACACCAATCCACTTTTTACACAGCAGTTTCATAATCTGAAGAGTTTATGCGGAATGGATGATTTTTCTGTTTAGAACCCTCCAAGTGCGTTTCGTGCTCGTTCGGAGGCAGCAGTGGCGGCACCAGCTGCGTTCGATGCGTTTGATACCATATTTGACGTATTTGATAGCGCATCTGTAAAGCAGGATGAACTAGATGGCATTGGCAGTGCTCCAAGCGGGGCGATTGCGTTTAGTTCTGGTTTAGCGTAACGCATTTCGGATGTCGTGAGAATACGATTCCAGACCTTGAGTAAGGGAAATAATGCGATACTAGATTCTTGCGGTGATGCCGAATCAATTGGTCCGACAACACTTTGTATATTATAATCATACTTACGAGTCTTGACCAAATTACCATTCAAATAGACCTCGAGCGCATTCTCCATCACAACAATGCCCAATCGAAAAGATTGCTGAACAGGAACATTCGAGATTACCGCATTCTCCTCATTCTTTGTTGTACTTGATCCTGATAATACGGATACCACTAAATCATTCGTATCTGGTTTCAGTGCAACCACTACATTATAGGTATCAAGCATACCAAGAAACGTATCTGAACCCGTCGGAGTGGCTTTTCGAACCGCACCACGACTAAATAGGATACGATATCGATTTGAGAATTGTAAGGGGTTTTGGATAAACATATCGAGGATTAATGAATAGCCCCATGATCTACCGTTGATTGGTAATTGACTCTCAAGGATCTGGGGATTATTCCCTTTATTCCAAAAAACGAAGCCGTCGTCTCCACCTGGAACAGGGATCATACCGGGACCACCGGGGCGTAATTGAAAAATAGGTGTGATAAAGAAATGGACGATGATCAAAATGAATAACATGACCACCAGTACGGCCAATACATATGTCGTGACTTGGCCTACAGAAGAGAGCGTAGAATTAGAAGATGATGTATTGAACCAACTGGAAGAACTGGAAGAAGAACTGGATGATCCTGAAAAGAATCCACTATTTGACGACTTGGTAGCCCCTTTTACCGTATTAACGAAAGGCGTAAACGCGTTTGAAACATACTGTGCTGCCTTGGCGGTGGTAGCTGCCATTTCTCTATTATTACTCTTACATTCGATTCACGAAATAGGCAACGCCTCCGATAGCTGATAAGATCACGCTCCCCGTAAGGAATCCCTTTACAAAGGAACGGTGATCCACTTCGTTCATATCCTCCTTTGTCCATACAGGCGAACGATTGCGCGCGCCGATCTTTTCATAATACGTTAATACCTCTTCCAATGTCCATTCCACTTTTCCCAACATTTTATTGACCTTATTATGAATCATGACCGTCCATTTAATCAGATCTGTGCGAGAATCAAGAAACGTTGTAATAGGATGCTTGGTGAGATGCTCACGATAATGCTCACGGCAAATGGAACAAGGAAGTAAATAAGCAAGAGACTCGTAGAATTCTTTTGCGCATTTCTTATCGGTGTATGTGGGATTCTTTGAATAACCGAGGGCAACGATATGAATTGTATGCCAAAAAAAGGGGCCCCATACACTGGGTGGAAATTGCATTCTATTTAGGATTTATCATTTCTTCTTTCTCTTTCTCTTTCACACATATACCGCCGTGATCTAAAGACTCGAATTGTCTCTCCCTTAAGGAATTCTATATGAATCCAATCCGGACACAACATTGTACAAATTGCGGATTAACGGGTCATATTTTTCGTAATTGTCTATCACCTGTAACAAGTTATGGGCTTATTGCCGTTCGATATCAGGATGATACCCATATCACTTCCCTTTTTTCTCCGTCGAATACGGTGTCGAATGGAAATGATAGCATTCAATTTCTGATGATTCAACGAAAGAATACATTATTTTTTGTGGAATTGATTCGGGGAAAATATAATCTTCAGGACGATGTCTATATTAGTCGATTATTACGAGGGATGACACAAAGAGAGCAGTATTTATTATTAACATGTACTTTTTCTGAATTGTGGTTTGAAATATGGGGCGAGTCATCTAGCGTACGTTCGCATCGGGCTGATTATGAATCATCAGAACGACGATACGTACAATTTGCGGATCGCCTACCGTCTTTGATTCATGCGAACCCGTCAAAATGGACTGAGTCTGAATGGGGATTTCCTAAAGGACGTAGAAATCCATATGAAACGGATGTTAGTTGTGCTATTCGTGAATTTCAAGAAGAAACAGGGTTAACGACAAAGGATTTTACGATTTTACATAATACCAATTCTATTTCGGAGACTTTTTTTGGATCCAATCAAATCCATTATTGCCATAAATATTATATTGCGGTTTGCCATAAGTCAACCGAAGTGGAAATGAATTTGAATAATTTTCATATGGTCCGTGAAGTGGGAAATATTAGGTGGTGCTCATTAGATGAAGCGATCACTAAGATTCGCCCGGATAATGTTGAAAAACGAGAGATTTTATTAAAAGCAGGGAAAATCATGAAGAATTTTCATCCGGTATCGACCAGTGAACTAGCACGATATCATGTATCATAAAATGGTAAAATCAATAAACCCTTCCCTTTTTGAAGCGATGGGTTTATAAAGAAAATGAAATATGATACTATAAATAGTATGTCGACGGAGTCAACGGATTCGTCGAACTCGAATACGAGTTTGTATAATGATCCGTTTGCACCCGCTCTTCCATCGGTTCGTTCGGTTGCTTCGGTTCCTTCGGTTGCTTCGGTTCCTTCGGTTGCTTCGGTTCCTTCCGAACCTTCCGAATCAATAGCTGCTACAGCACCTGTTGCTGAGGCGCCACTTATACAAGCGTCCATTGCGGAGGAGCCTATTGTAGAAGAGTCCATTCCGCAAGCACCTGTTTTAGAGGAAGAACCTGTTTTAGCGGACGCACCTATTGTGGAAGAAGCGGTAGTAGATAGTAAGAACGCAAGTGAATTACCTGCAGTGATACAACCGCCTTCCATACAACAACAGGCTGTGTCATCTGTTCCAAAAATAAGAAAACTTCCTATTGCTCCAAAGAAATCGGTTGTTCCACCTGTGGAAGTGCCTGCGGCAAACAAAGCACCTGCGGCTAATGAAGCGCCTGTTGAAGCACCTGTGGAAGTGCCTGCGGCAAACGAAGCACCTGCGGAAGTACCTATGGAAGTGCCTGCGGCAAACGAAGCACCTGCTGAAGTACCTGTGGAACTACCTGCTGAAGTACCTCTAAGCGCAGCACCTCTAAGCGCAGCACCTCTAAGCGCAGCACCTCTAAGCGCAGCACCTCTAAGCGCGGCACCTCTAAGCGCGGCACCTCAAAAAAAAAGAGGGCCGCCTAAAATTGCTCCTAAAAAAGGTGCTCCACCACCCTCTCTCCCTATAAATAGTGCGTTTGCTAACTTACCCGATTCTGAGCTTCTTGAAGCATGGGAAGCCATTACCGATTTCAAACAGCGAGACGATTTGATGAAAGTCCTTCAACGCAAAAATTTGTTCCCTTCTGCATCGATGGAAACATGGGAACTTCAAACTGGCGCCTATCCCGATATCATCGATCCTTCTTTTTTACAAAAACTTCTGAGTAAACGAGAATTTGCTGAATCTCTACAATATACATGGGAGCCTACCACGGATCCATGTGAAGATCAAGGCACATTTGAAGTCACACCTGTTCAGCGGTTTGTTACGAATTTCATGTCCCCTAAGACCCCATACATGTCTGCTCTTCTCTTTCATGGCGTCGGTGTCGGTAAAACATGCGCTGGTGTCCAAATCATCGAAGCATGGCTTGAATTCTATCCTCGCAATGAAGCCTATCTTGTTGCTCCTCCCACCATTCAACAAGGATTTTATAGAACGATTTTTGATATTAACAAAGTGACTATTGGAGAAGGAAATGAACCAAATTCAGCATCACAGTGTACAGGTACTACTTATATGAAACTTACCAATACATTGTACGAGCGAGATAAATCTAAAATCGAAAAAGCGGTAGCCAATGCCATCAAACGCCGATACAAGATTTTTGGATATATTTCCTTTGCCAACTATATTCGTGATTTGTTAAAACGGATCCCTGCTCATCTATCGGATGAGGAAGCAGAGATGTTTAAGAAACAAATCATTCGACAACATTTCAGCGGAAAATTACTCCTCGTCGATGAAGCACATAATCTTCGCGACGTCTCCAAATCATCAGAAGATGAGAAAGAAGACATGAAAGATGATGAAAGTGATTCTGCTGGTGGAAAACTATTGACACCCTATTTAATGGATGTTCTGCGTTATTCCGAGGGAATGAAGTTTTGCGCCCTTACTGCGACACCCATGTACAATTCCTACCTTGAGATTATTTTCATTTTGAACCTCCTTCTACGAAATGACAAGAAAGCTGAAATCGTTTCCACTCATGTATTTGATTCCGCTGGAAATATTACCGAGCGCGGGAAAGAAATATTATCTTATACCGCCCAACGGTATGTCAGTTTTATGCGTGGTGAAAATCCAATCTCCTTTCCTGTTCGTCTCTTTCCTCAATCCATTCCTGCGTTCGGAGCTTACCCTACACTAAACCCACGCGGTGTTGCTCTTTCAGATGATGAACGTGCATACTATACGCGTCTACCCATTGCCCCCATTGTACTTCAAGGAGACACTCTTCGCGCATCTCTTCTGTTTACCAATTCACTTGTACAAGGAGGGACAGGCCTCAATACCGTCATGCTTGAGAAATTGGTTCATGCGGGTAATATTATCGTCCCTGCTACAGCGGTCACACAAGGTGATACCTATGAAGCATATACCATGCGTACCGATAGAGGTTCCATCAGTACAGTATTTGATCGTGAATCATCTGGCGGTCATACTCGTTATCGTGCCAAAGCGGCGACAGGTGCCAAATGGCTCGTCAGTGGAGCCTTAGAACAGTATAGTCCTAAATTTCAGTTCTTCCTAGAGCGTGCTCGCCATGCAGAAGGATGTGTCTTTGCGTATACTCGTTTTATTGGAGGCGGTGCGCTTCCTATGGCACTCGTATTAGAAGCGAACGGATACCTCCCCTATCATGGAAAACCACTCTTGGCAGATGGAATCCAGTCTCTTGGTGGAAAACAATGCGCACTGTGTCCTCGAAAAGAGAAAGAACACGCTGATGCGGGTCATGCCTTTAGCCCTGCTTATTATGGCATTCTTACTGGTGACATTGATATTTCGCCTAATAATGAGCAGACGATTACGATACAACGTGGAATCGAAAATAAAGATGGTAAAAAGATCAAGGTCTTGATCGGTTCTCAGATCGCATCAGAAGGTGTGGATCTTCGATTTGTCCGTGAAACCCATATCATCGATTCGTGGTTTCATTTGAATAAAACAGAACAGATCATTGGACGTGCGATCCGTTTCTTGTCTCATTGTGCTCTTCCCAAAGAAAAACGCAACAACACGATTTACCTCTATACTGCGGTATTTCCAGATGATCAACGAGAAACAGCAGATCTGTATAGTTATCGGATCGGATTTAAAAAAGCAGTTCAGATCGGTCGTGTCACTCGGATCATGAAACAGTCCTCGCTTGATTGTAATTTAAATCAGGAGGCAATTGTGATCCATGATCAGGATCCGATCGAACAGATCGATTCACAGAGAGTTCGTCGTGATCAAGTTAATATTAATGATATGCCCTTTACCGCTGTGTGCGATTGGATTGAAACATGCGATTATACTTGTCAACCGAAGATCGATATACCATCACTTACCATGGATGATTCTACCTATGACGAATTTTCTGCTCAATGGCGCATTCAGCAGATCAAACAACTGATCCGTGAACGATTTGAAGAGCAGCCCTTTTATCAGTCCGAAGATCTGTGGAGTATCTTTGGAGCAATGAATATTCCTCGATTGATCGCAACTGATCTCTTACGTGAGATTGTGAATAATAAAACGTTCCAGATCCGTCATGGAAATATAGCTGGATACATTCGATATTGTAATGGATACTATCTGTTTCAACCGAATGTCTATATGGATCTTACTATCCCCCTTGCGATTCGTACAGCACGATTCCCTGTCAAACGGGATCAGTATGCCCCTGTGATGTATGAAGTTCCAGAATCAGAAGAACAACAAGAAGAACGTGAGACTCATTTGGAATCGGCAGAATCATTTTGGAATGCAGTCACTGAATGGATTGTTGAACTCGCTACAAACTCGCAATATCGTTCTCCTCCCGTTGAAATTGAACGTCATGTTAAATCTGCTTCTGATAATCCATCTGAGACATATCTACAAATCATAGAAATGATTCATTTGTTTCATTCCTCCTTTCATATCTCTCGTCCTAAAAACCCAGAATCGTTTCGAAAGGCCCTTCTGTTTTATTTTTGGGATGAATGGATGACCATTGACGAACAGACCTTTCTGGTTCGTTCCACTGGATTGAATTTACACGAATTGATTCGAGAAAATCAATATCCATTTGGCAAACTGGTTGTCAATCGCTTTCTTCATCCAAAAACGGGAGCGGTCTATTTTACATGCGAAGAGGGGAAAGAATGTGTGAAATCGGTGGTGGATCAAATTCAACGCTCTACCACGGACCCCCTTCGACAACTTCAAATTAATAAAAAAACGTCAGGAGCTCTATATGGATACAATGTCCCGAAAGATGGACATATAGTGTTCAAGACTAATAAATCACCAGAAGTAAATGGAAAGATTGGTCGTGGAAGTGAATGTATGATTGTAAGTAATGTAAAAGAACATCTTAGCAATTTAATGTTGATTGGTGAAATTTTACAAGCTCGTATAGGTACTAATTTTAATCTCACTCGTGAGTTACTAGTTACAGAACGTTCCATTAAAGGTTCCATTCGTATTTGTACCCTGATGAATATATTATTACGGTTCATGGATGCCGAACGAATGGATGATAAACGGTGGTTTTTTCGTTCGGTAGAAGCATACTACACGGGTCACAAAGGTTCCACCAAAGATCAATAAAATTGAACACCGGCGCTTAAGAAAAGGTTCCTAGCCAACAGAAGAATGGAGTCCACCGCATTCTTTGAGAAGAAGATCAGTCTTACTCCAAGCGATTTTAATGAAGTGAAGACAACCCCTATTGAGGAGATTCTGCTTCGTAAAGCACGTGAAAGCGTTGAAAGCAAATGCTCCGAGCAGGGGTTTGTCCTTCCCGGTTCACTTCAACTCCTTTCTCGCTCAATGGGATATTTTGAATCCGCTCGTTTTACAGGCGAAGCCATTTACTATGTAAAACTGGAGGGAAAGGTCGTCTATCCAGTGGAAGGTGTACAGGTCCTTGGGAAGGTCATTCGCAAAAACAAGATGGGCCTCTATATCAATTACAACGATGCCATTCGTATTCAAGTTCCACGCGATCTTCATTTGAACGAGCCTGAATTTGAAGAGGTTCAAATTGGAGACAATGTGTACGTCGAACTGAAACGCTCCAAGTTTGCCATTCATGATACCTATATTCTGGCAAGTGGTCTGTTTCTTCGAAAAGATGGCGCCTCTCGAAAGATGGAATCGGAATCAGAAGAGGAATCAGAAGAGGAAGAGGAGCCGACTCTTGCCATCCCCGAAGAAGAAGCACCGGCAGAAGTGGAATCGGACAGAGAACTAGAAGACGATGAAGAAGACGAAGACTAGACGAACTAATGCGCTTAGCTATAATTCTGGAACATCTATACGGAATTAGAAATGTCCTACGAAGAACGTAAAAAAATATTTGATACTATTCCAGCGCTCGTCCAAACCGAACAAGAGGAAATCTTTCGAATCATTCGTAAACTAAAAGTAACATATAGCGAAAATTCAAATGGTATCTTTTTTGATCTATCTTGTATTCCAGATGATGCTTTTCAGCACATTAAAGAATACATCCAATTTTGTCTAACAACCCGAAACGAACATGAAAATCGCTTGAAAGAGCTCGAAACCATCCGCATTCAAAATGAACAATATCAGGAATCGTAAAATTGAACCTAAAGTGAATCCATCATAAATTACCAGAAATGACAACTCCCGCCAAGAAATATCAAAACGTTAGCTACAGAGAGCTTCTTTCGTTCTCTGAACATAATCCCAATCGACACCGAGTGTTGGAGTCGATTGAGGTTCCAACATCTCTTTCTGATTCATCACTTGATAGTCTGTATTTGAAAGGATATACATCACTCCATTTGAATCCAGCTGGAATTTTGAGCGTCATTTCATGTATTTCAGATCCTGCTCTCTATTCCCTTTCTCCTGAACATACACGAATTGAACAATTGATCGAACTTAGTACCTCTCTTCAGCAGCAAACGGACGGTCTTAAAAATACATCATTGATGCGTAAACGAAAGAAGCTTCATGATCTAATTGCAGCAGTATACAATGGAAGCCGAATCGAAGAGAAAGATTACCTTGATTTGTACCATGGTCTATCCATTATGTGCCAAACACAGTTTGTTCTATTGAAAGAAATGGTTCAGGATCAAATTCAAGATGGAGTCCAATGTAGTAGCGCTCTAAAGGGGGAGATTCTGTTTTCCTCTAATCCCACGACATGGAAGCGCGACTATCCTATCTGGATTGCTGATTATCGCGGTCGTTGGGTCGCACTTCCATCCGAAATGAATGCCCAGCCACTTACGAATATGCTACCAGAATGGCTGACTACGATGGAACAACATGGGTGGATCATCCAATGGCCCGAAGTAGATGCTCCCAAGACAGAACTTGTTGAAAAACTCAGCGCCCTTCCTACATGGAAAGAGACGGACCGCAAACTCACCAAAGATATTCTCTCGGCTCGGCTCGGTAAGGCACAATCTCTTCAGCTGTTTTCTACATTCAACCTAAACGCATCTGGTCATTAAACTAATAATGAGTCATTTACTAGGAGGACCATCAGTTGGCATTCATTTGCTCGTGAATGTATATCATGTCCCCCATAAAGAAAAACTAGAATATCTAACACATGGTCGCCCCCTTTTGGATGAAATCATACGGGACCTCCAACTTCACGTTGTTGCACAAGCGGGTCATCAGTTTCCTCCCGTTGGATATACCTATGCATATGTTCTATCTGAAAGTCATTTTACCATTCATACGTATCCCGAACATCAATCATGTTACATTGATATTTTTTGCTGTAATCCTGAATTTTCTCCTACTCGTGCCGTCCAGTTGATTCAGCGCTTATTTGAAACCCAAACCGTGCGCTATCAAGTTATCCAACGATGATACTGCGTGATACGACGTAATGATAGATAGAGTATAAAATTGACCTATTTTATACTCTCTCATAAGGCATCTAAGGTACTTTTGTCCATACTAATTAGAATGGACTTGACTTCCGACCAACATAGACGTATTACCACGTTTATCCAAGATTGGTCCAGGGACAAAACCATGGAATTGGAAACCACATTTGGAGGAAAGAAGGGCGTGGTAGATTCCAGTACATTTCTCCAGATCGCGCAACGTCTTCGTGCAAAGGGATTTGAAATGATGCCACAGGATGACCGATTGAGCATCCTTACTCCGAATGATCTTCGTATCTCCCTCCAAGGCCTAGGTGTCGTCCAGCTCTACTGTAAAGATGATTCTCTTCAAAACAAAACATTCACGGTCATGGCGAAAAGTCGCACCTCACCTGATAGTAACATTGACGTACATGACTATGGCGTTCGCTTCAAGATGCGACGTGAGTCTGATATGAGTCACGATGATCCACTTGTTACACCCATTCTTTCCAATTGGACAAATCAAAAGAAAGCCTTCCGACTCATTCGACGTTGGAGCTTTCGTGGAAAAGGAATTCGCTTTGATCTTTCCATGGTCCGTCAATCTCCCACCCTACCTACGGGAGAGTTCCGA